CGCTCTGGTCGTCGCTCGGGTCGTCGCTCTGGTCGTCGCTCGAGTCGTCGCTCAGGTCGTCGCTCTGGTCGTCGCTCGGGTCGTCGCTCAGGTCGTCGCTCTGGTCGTCGCTCGGGCCGTCGCTCTGGTCGTCGCTCGAGTCGTCGCTCGGGTCGTCGCTCAGGTCGATCCTGAACGAGATCGGATACCACTGGTGGGGTCAGCACGAATCCTACTGGATCGCGTTCTACCTCTTCTGCCGCGACGTGGTCGGCGTCAGCTATGACCCGCAGAAGTCTCGGCACTTGGACCTCTGGCGCGACGTCGCTCAGTCCTGCTGCTGGTTGTGGTGCTTCGAGAACTATGTGATTTGCTCGGAGCGGCCAACGGTTGTCTCAATGGACGAGCGCAACGTTCTCCATTCCGAGACGGGGCCGGCTCTGGCGTTTGCTGATGGTTGGAAGGTTTACGCGTGGCGCGGGACCGTCGTTCCTGGTGAATGGATTGAGAGCAAGGCGACGCTTGACCCGTCCATTGCGCTGACCGATCCATCGGTCGAACGCCGTCGAGCCGCAGCGTCGATCATCGGCTGGGACAAGGTTCTTGGGAGCATTTCTAGCCGCGTGATCGACGAGGATGCTGATCCGCAGATCGGCACGTTACTCGAGGTCGACTTGCCCGACGCGGCTGGATCGAAATTCCTGAAGGTGCGTTGCGGGACGGGGCGAACGTTCGTGTTGCCTTGCCCTCGCGAGATGAAGACAGCGCTGGAGGCCAACGCGTGGACATTTGCCCTCGCTCCGGATGAGTTGCACTTGGAGGTAAGGACGTAATGGCCGCCGCCGGGACATCAATTGCTGGCACGCCGCAATACGTTCAGGAACGCGTGCGCTTGGTTGAATCAGGATGCGCCGAGTGGACCAGCACGCTCAAGGATGGTTATGGCATGGCTGTAATCGGATATAAGGCGCACGGCCGCCCCGTCAGGCGCCCTGCACACGTTGTCGTCTATGAATGGTGGATCGGCAAGGTGCCGAGCGGCCTGGACCTGGATCATCTTTGCAGGAATCGCCGCTGCATCAATCCGCTTCATCTTGAGCCAGTGACGCGGAGAGAGAACGTTAGGCGGGGCGACCTGCCGCGGCTGATGGCTGACCCCTCATTTAGGCCACATCGCGAACCGATAGCGGTTTGCAAAAACGGGCACTCAATGGCCGGCGAGAACGTAGGACGTAACGAGAAGCGGCGATGGTGCCGCCCGTGCAAGACCGAATCAGCGAGAAGGAGACGAGCATGAAGGCAATTGAGAAGATGGGCGCCCAAGGGGATGTGTTGTTCCGCAGGGTGGCATCGGTGCCAAAGGGCGCGGTGCGCGTGAAACGCAAAGGCCCGTTGGTCATCGCGTTCAGCGAAACACACCATCACCATACGGTCGACGATGCGAAGGTCACGCAGTTCGACGTCCCGGGCGACCCGCTCGTCTGCTATCTGCAGCTGGGAGACTCGGGCATCGGCGGCGCTGACGTTGTCCATCAGCGCGCATGGGACACGCACGAGACGCTGCGCCTGCTCGGCGGTGCCGGCGACGTGTGGGAAGTGCGCAGGCAGCGCGAGTGGACGCCTGAGGGTTGGCGGCGCGTCCAGGACTAGTCATGGCTGAGACGCAAGATGACTTGGAGCTGCTCCGCGACGCCGCGCGCGAGGTCAGCGAGCGAGAGACGCCGCGGTCGAAGGTGCGGTTTGGCGCGAAGCCGAGCGGACTGCACGACGACCGGTTCGTGAGCAACAAGCCGGCGCCAGCGCCTCGCGGGCCCGAGACCGAGAAGCTGCTTGACTGGGCGAAGGAGAGGCGCAGGGCGCGGGCCAAGGAAGAGAGGTCGCGGCGATGAAACTCGTATACATCGCTGGGAAGTTCAGAGGTCCGACCGCCTGGGATATTGAGCAGAACATCCGCCGCGCCGAGTGGGTTGGGATGGAGGTTGCGCGCCTTGGCGCCGCCCCACTAATCCCGCACGCGAATACGCGGTTCTTCCACGGCACGTTGACCGACGAGTTCTGGTTGGCAGCGACGCTCGAGATGCTCGATCGGTGCGACGCCGTACAATTGGTGCAGGGCTGGCCGGAGTCGAAAGGAACGCTCGCCGAGATCGAGAGAGCAAGGGCGCGTGGCATTCCGGTGTTCGCCGTCGGCGGCGACCTGGAGGCGTGGCTTAAGTCGGCGGAAGTGGAAGGGGCGCGGCGATGAAGTCCGCTCATCCGTTCCTGAAGTGGCCGGGCGGTAAGCGGCAACTCCTATCCGAGCTACTCAAGCGCGTCCCGGCGAAGTTTGGCGCCTACCACGAGCCGTTCGTTGGCGGCGGGGCGATGTTCTTCGCGCTCGCGCCACCCGTGGCCCATCTCGGCGACATGAACCCGCGGCTCGTCAAAACCTACTCCTCGGTGAAGTTGAGCGTCGAACCATTGATCGGGAGACTCCAAGAACTCGCGCTCGACCACGACGAGGCAAAGTTCTACGCGCGCCGGGCGGCCGAACCAGATGGGACGCTCGATCTCGCCGCATGGATGATCTACCTCAACAAAACCTGCTTCAACGGTCTCTGGCGCGTGAACAAGTCGAACCGGTTCAATGCTCCGTTCGGGCGCTACGACAACCCGACGATATGCGACGCGGAGAACCTACGCGCATGCTCATCTGCGCTCGCTGGCATCCACATCAATTGCGAGCCGTTCGAGACCGTCGCAATGCGCGCCGTGTGCGGCGATCTCGTCTACTTCGACCCACCGTACGTGCCGGCGTCTGCGACGGCATCGTTCACGGCGTACACGAAGGACGGCTTCGGTCCAAAGGACCAGGAGAGACTTCGAAATCTCGCGCTCACACTGAAGATGCGCGGCGTTCATGTGCTCCTGTCCAACTCGGGCACGCCGGCAGTCGCCGAGCTTTACGCGCGCGACTTCGATGTGCGGACGGTCGCGGCTCGGCGGGCCATCAACTCGAAGGGGACGGCCCGCGGTCCGGTCGCGGAGTACGTGATCACATGACCACGACCACCAGCGGCGCCTCGGGCGCGCGGAGGGCGGGCTAGGTGGCGCGGATCCGTCAGATCAAGCCCGAGTTCTTCAAAAGCGAGGACGTCGCCGGCCTGGATTGGCAGGCGCGCATGCTCTTCATCGGACTCTGGACGATCGCCGCCGCCGATGGGCGCCTCCACGACCGGCCCCGCCGGATCGCCGCTGAACTCTTCCCTTACGACCGCATGGACGACCAGATCGATATGCTGCTCGGGATGCTCGCCGCGCGCGAGCTCATCGTGCGTTACGTGGCGGACGGGAAGCCGTGCATCCAGATCGTCAACTTCACGAAGCACCAAAAGACTCACCCGAAGGAGCCACTTTCCGGCCTGCCTTCGCCGCCATCGGACGGAAATGCTCACACTGTAGGACAAAGCCATGTTTTGCCGCGTCTTGAAGCTGCTGAGCCGGAACAATACGAGGCAGAACGGGTTTCGAAAGCGCCAAGCCGCTCTGGATCTCTGGGTTCTGGATCTCTGGAGAATGGATTGCTGGGTTCTGGAAAGAGCGCCCCCCGCGGGCCCGCACGCGATCTGTGGCCAGCGTGGGCGTGGTTAGAACGGTTCAAGGTGCTCTGGCCTGAGGCGCACCGGAAGGTTGCCTACGGCTGCGGGGATGATGACGCTAAGGCAACCGGCGAACTCGAGGACAAGCTCAACAGTCTTCCCGGCGAGGCTCGCTTAGATGCCCAAAATAGCGCTGACAAGCTGATCGTCGACTACTTCTCGATCGGCGCTTGCCGTCCTGCAGGGCACCCGTGGAAATGGTTCGTTCAGCGGTTCAACGAACTGCGCGTGCCCCAGGATGCCCGCGGCTCTCCCCGGCCCCGCGATCCGCGTGTCGGCTCGATCGCCGCCCCCGGCCCTGAGTTCCGCTACCCGAAAGGAGACCAGCAACTATGACTCTTGTGTCAGTTCCTAACCCGCCGCCACTGAAGCCCACGGGACGTAATCCAGGCGAGTCATGGGAAGCATACGCCGCGCGCCAGGCCGCATGGTGGGCGACCCCTGAAGGTCAAGCCGAGGAAGCCGCCGACCGGGAGCGGAAGCAGCACCAGAAGACAGCGGAGGAAACCGCGCGCCGGGTTGCGTGGGCAGACCGGATCGGGATTCCGGAGCGCTACCGGTTCCTCGGTGAGCCGACAACCGAGCCGATCGATACGCAGGCGATCACCGCCGTCAAGCAGCCCGCGGAGCTCACGGTCCTGTCGGGCGCCGCGGGCTGCGGGAAGACGGCCGCCGCGTGCTGGTGGCTCATGAACTCGGAGCAAGGCGCGCGCGGCGCCGGCGCGCCTATGTTTCTTACCGCGGCTCGGCTTTCGCGGATCTCGAAGTTCGACGATGAGGTGATGGGTAGAATATTGCGCTCGGTCCGTCTCGTGATTGACGATTTGGCCGTCGAATACTCCGACGAGAAGGGCTTCTTTCGTTCATTGCTCGACGAGGTGATCAATGAGCGTTATGGGAACCGGCTCCCGACGCTGATCACCACGAATCTCGCAGCCGATCTGTTCAAGGAGCGCTGCGGAGAGCGCATCACCGACCGTGTTCGCGAGGCCGGCCGATTCGTCTCCCTCGACAACCCGAGCATGCGGCGCCGCGCGTGACGCCGAGCGAGCAATACGGCGCCCTCCTGCGCGATCAGCGCTGGCGGAAGAAGCGGCTCGAGATCCTAGCGCGAGACAACAACCGTTGCGCGAAGTGTGGCAAGGCGCGCGCCGGAATGAACGTGCACCACAAGCAATACGTGCCCGACGCGAAGCCGTGGCAGGTTCCCAACGCGTTCCTCGAGACACTTTGTCCCGCATGTCACCGCGGACACCACCAGGAAGAAAAGCAGCAGCTCAGAGATCGTGAACGCGCCGAGTTCGACCGCGAAACGTTAGATTCGTTGTTCCCGCCCAACCCCATCGTCGAACCCCCCGCCGCGCCGCGATCCGCTGAGGTCACGAGCGCGGCGGGGGCGCAGACCCCGGTCGGGATTTACTACATCACGGCCGGAATCTCGACATGGAAGTGGCTTTGCGCAAAGCATGTCGCCGCGCGCGAAGCTGTAGGCTGGTCATGTAAGCGCACCGGCAATGTCGAGCACGAGTGCGATGACTGCGAGGCTGGTCGATGAGAAGCCCGATCCTCAAGCGCGATCTCCGGTGGTGGCGCTGGCAGATCCGCGAGCTCCGTTGGCAGGGATTGAGCCTTCACGAGATCGGTCGGCGCATCGGACGCGACCACTCGACCGTTCAGCATCACCTCAGAGCCGACAAAGGATCGTCAGTTGCACCGCACCTCGTGGCGCGCGGAGCGGGGCTGTGACGCAATGACCGCACGAAAGGACCACTCATGAATCCCGAAACGAACGCGCACGTGGAACGACGTCCGGGCCAACGGTGGCGCTCAAGTAGGCCGCTGAACGGAAAGCCTTACGTCATCGAGGGAACGCTGGCCATTCGCCACGACTTCGGTGGCACCCTTGGAATCTGTTGGCATATCGTCAACGCGACGCTGAACGGCGTTCCCAAACCCGACGGCGAGTACGTGTTCTATGGGGGCAACTGGACCGACGCGCGCGGCACCATGACCCTCCTGGCCGACGTCCCTACCGCACCCAAGGTCGAATGCAAGGCGCCTGAGTGGTGCGGGAAGAAATATGGCGCGGCCGGTGTCCCGTATCGCCGTTCGTGCGGGTTCCCGATGTACTTCGCCCACGGCAACGATTTCAATGTAGCCGTGAAAGACGACGAGCAAACGTGGTGCTCGCTGGAATGCAGAGATCGCGTCCCTCCCCTCGAATCGAAGCCGGCCGAGACGGGGAAATGTTGTCGCGTCGTCAACGGAAGCCGTCCCTGTTCGCTAGAGGCAGGGCATCCGGGGAACCTGCACATCAGTTTCAGCAAAGCCCCGACCGTCCCCGAAGCGCCGAAGGCCAGCGGGCCGGTGTGTGTAGGCTATGGCGCCAGCAGCGCTCACGAATGCCGCGGACCGACGCTGGCCCGTGTGGTTGGGGCCATCCGAGGGTCGATGTGCGAGGCGTGGATGTTTCGCCTGGAATCCACCGTCACGCGCGCAACGTCATCGTCCGGCGAGCCCTACGCCGGTCCCGAGCGCTTGGATCGGCCGACGATGGCGCATGTTGCAAACGCCCACGACGACGACTTGGTGACGTGGTGAGTCTGAAATTGGGATGCTTCGACTACCGCGGCTCGGACATTCCGATCTGGATGTTCGACGGTGCTCTCGCTGGCGGCATCGCGTCGTCCTGGGTCGCAATTCTCCCCGGTGGTGGCCGTTGGTGCCAGCCGAGAGCGTCCAACGACCCCGAGCACTATCGCCGTTGTTTCGCCGCTGGATGGCGGTCGTGGAATGGGGGTGCGAAGTGAGACGCGGCATGAACTGCGTCCATGGTCGAGAGCAAGGTATCGGGTGCCCTCACTGCGGCCTACCAGCCCCGCAAGCCGCGCCCCAATCGGAGGCTGACATTTGCGCGCGGCCGAAGTGCCTGTCGCCGCGGCACTACAACATCCATGACCCCGAGCGAGGTGGGCACGTATTCGTTGAACCGGGGACAGGAGCCGCGCCCCAATGGGAGGGCGATGAGCAACGGCCGTTGATAGATACGGCATTTTCTCGGCTAATCGATGGTCTGTCGCCGGGTGCACGTTCGTTCATAGGGGAAGGCATGCTGAAGATTGCCGCCGATATGTTCAGAACGGGGTTCTCCGCTGGTGTCGAGAAGGGTATCCGAGAGCATCGGTGGCGGGATGAGAGGATTGCGCGCAGGGTGGCCGATAAAGATGACATTGAAGACACAGCGGCAGACTGGGCCAAGAAAATCGCCGACGCCATCGCAAAGGAGGATGACCGTGGCTAGCAACGAGAGCATCGACAAATTGACCGCACACTTTGCCACCGCCGTGGCCGATGATCAGATGTCGACCGGGACGGCGATCTATTGCGCGCTCTGGAAGCTCGACGCCAAGCATACCGCCGAACTCGACCAACTCCGCGCGCAAGTCGACGACGCTCAGGCAAGGTCAGCGGCGTACGATCGAGACCGCCAAGACTTCAGCGCCAAGTGCGACCAGCTCCGCGCCGAAGCGGACGAATCGCGGAGACAGCACGCGGCCATCGCACAAATGAACGATGCCTTGCGCATTGCAAACGCCGCCATGACGAAACAGCTGGAAGAGGCGAAGCGGCTATTGCGTCAATACGCAGCGCACGAACCACAGGTGTTTCGCTTCCTCGGCCTCGCCCCGTCCTCAAGCCCGACAACGGAGGCGGTGCTGGGCGCCATCGCATCTTCGCCGGTCGTCCTGTGCGCTCATTGCAGCGGGCCAACCCGGTTCATCGGCAAAGGGCTATATGAGTGCGCGATGCTTCCTCAGTGCACGGAAAGAACTCGAACGCTGACGGGCGAGGCCGCCGCAACGGAGGCTCAAATGGTTGCAGCCGCCGAGCGGCGGGGCGGGGAGCGGGCGCTTGTCGACCTGATCGAGGCCATGAAGGAAGTGGCGCGCACTGCGCACGATTACGAATGGACGGGCAGGATCGAAGCGTGGAGCCGCGCGCGAGGTACGGGGCGGTGAGCGGCGGCGTGTGCGGCGCATGCCGAAAGGCCGATGCCGATCACGTTGATGCGGCCTGCGACGCGCGCCAGTTCGTGCCGATGACTCCACTTACCGCTCGCGAGCGCGCAACCAAGGCCGCCGAGCACGTGCGCGACCTTCGCCGCTTGCTCGGCCAGGCGATGGCCGACGAGGCGAGGGCCAAGGAGCTCGCCCGCGAAGCCGAGAGGGCGGCCACGTGACGCGCGCCTGCCTCAACTGCCGCCGCATGGTCCTTCGCGCCCGTGCGCGGTTCTGCTCGGGGGCTTGCCGGCGGGAATGGAGGGGCGCGTGCGGTTGATCATTGTGGGACCGCCATCGACGAAGAAAACGTCGCAACGAATCATCTTCAACAAGAAGACCGGCAAGATGATGGTGATCGGGTCGTCGAAGTCGCGAAGCTGGGAGACGGACGCCGTCGATCAGCTGTGCCGACAGTGGCGCGGCTTGCCGATGGTCGAGCCCGTAAGCGTGCGTGCTCTGATCTACCGCGATCGAAACGCTGGCGACCTGACCGGATTCATCCAGGCGATCGGCGACGCGCTTCAGGGCGGTGGAAGTCGGAAGCGAAGCAAGCGCGTGCCGTGCGTGCTCGACGACGATTCGCAGATCATCAGTTGGGACGGCTCTCGAAAATTGATCGACAGGGAGAATCCCCGCGTCGAGTTGACGATTGAACCGATGGGGCCGTTGTGAGCCGCTGCACCGGCATCTGCAAGAACGGCCATTCGCTCGCCGGCCGCAACGTGTGGGTCGGGATGCGGACGAAGTGGAACAAGCGGCTGCAACGGCGCGTCTCATATCCGAAGCGGGTTTGCCGCCTTTGTCGCCGCCGAGCAAATGTGGACACCCGATCTCTCTGGCTCTCGGGAATCGACGCGGGTATTTCTGGGTCGTGAGCTACTTCGGGTTGAGCGAGAAAGAACTTGAGTTCCTCTGCGCGCACGTCAAGTCGAGCGACACGGCATGGGAATGGGGCAGCGGCATAACGACCGCGTTCCTGGCGCAGCGGTGCCGGCGCGTGACGACGGTCGAGCACATCCCGTCGTTCGCGGCGCAGGCGATTCTGTGGGCGCACAACACGGGGCAGCGGAATGTCCAGGTCATCTCGGCGCCGCCGGACCTGCCGTATGTCGAGGGAGGCGACGACGACGGGGACCTGCCGACGTTTCGGAGCTATGTCGAGAGCTTCGTCGGCAAGGGCGTCGATGTCGTGCTCGTCGACGGGAGGGCTCGAATCGAGTGCGTGCGCTATCTGCTTGAGCGCGCGCCGTTCGGGCCCGACCCGGCCGTGCGGGTGTTCGTGCACGACATCGACCGCCCCGGCTTGGCGCCGATCCTCGAGATGATGTACGAGGTCGAGCGCGTCGAGCGGCTTGCGTTGCTTCGGGTGCGACTGTGAGCCGCGACGTGCTGCCCGCGAACATGACGCCGGTCCTGGTCTGCGATGGTGCGGAGCGGTGTCACTGGCAGCCGCACACGTTCGTGCGGACGCAGCCGGTCGGCAACGGCGGCGGTCGGCAGGTGTTCGCGTGCGGCAAGTGCGGGCACGAGAAGTTCTTCGGCGTGATCGATCTGCGGCTGTGCGGGATGAGGGAGGGGCTGCAGTGAGCGGCTATCCGGTGGTGACGGGTAAGCCCAGCACTCGCGGACACAGTGGCCGAAAGCCGGGACGGCCGAGTAAGAACGGGTTCTTCTGGGCGCTCCAGTACGTCCAGATGCGCGACCCGCGCGCGTTCAAGAAGATGACGCCCGACGAGCGGCGCAAGGCGCGGAACAAGCGCAAGGCAGCGAGACAGGCTGCGCGGCGATGAGGTGGCTGGTCGCGGACTCGCTCTACTGCGCGGAGCAGTTCCCGTTCAGCCACCTCGATTCGTACTCGTACTATTTGCACGAGGCCGGCGAGTTCGTTCGCTACACGTGCTTGAACCTTCCTCTCGGTTCGAACCGGGGCGAGGTCGCGTATTCATCCTGGGATCGTCTCTTCATGCTCGATCGATATGCGAGCGCAATGGCGATTCAAGCCGAGAAGCGGATCGCTCAGGTCGCCGCCGTCTGCTCGCCGATGCCATGGGAGGTGCGCAAGCCGGACGGGGCGCCGGCGTTCGACCTTGTGATCTCGTCGATTCCCTGGATGGTTGAGGCGGCGCGCGCCGCGGGGTGCCGCGCTGAGTACCAGGCACTCGCGTTTGATCTGCGATGTCGCGCTGCTGTCATGGGCGTCAAGCGAGAGAAGAAGGCGATCTTCGTAGGCACGCGTTCGCCGGCGCATCCTGGTCGCGAGCGCGCGTTGACCGAGCTCGCAGACATCATCGAGATCGTGCCGCCCGTCTACGGCCGTGAGTTTTTTAGAACGCTCGCCAGCGCGACCGTGCTCGTGCAGCCACACCTAGAATGGGCGCGTGGGTGCGCGAATTCGATGAAGCTTTACGAGTCTGTCGGCCTCGGGACCGCAGTCATCTACGACGGCAAGATGGTCAACGAGCCGCGCTTTGGGTGGGGAGACGAAGCGCGCACCCCGCGAACGATGCGCGACAATGTCGCGAGCGCTCTGCGTGCAGACGATGCCCGCGAGTGCGACGAGAGGATTGTGCTCGCGCATCACACGTACGAGTGCGCGGACCGCGTGCCGCGGCTGATCGAGTGGAGTCGATCGCTGTGAGCGCGCCCGCCTGCGAGAACTGCCTCCATTCGCTGACCTGGTTCGGCCAGAAGTGCAGCGCGCACCGAGAGCGCTGCACTTGCGGAGGCGTGCGGCGCATCCAACAGATGAATCCGATCGTGTGGGTCTGCGAGAACGGCTGCGACGAGAAGCAGCCACCGAGGTGCCTCACCCCGTGGATCTGCAATTGGGGGCACGCGGCCGACTGTCCTGCGAAGGGAGCCCGGTAGCTATGTTCTTCGACGATCTGATCCTCGTGAAGACGCTCGCGCACAAGTACGAGGCGCGCGGGCCCTTCGTTGAGTGCGGTGGCATCCCGGACCCGACGATCGCGGACTACTCGCGCACGATCGAGGCGATGGCGAAGCTCAAGACCGATTCATGGGGAGATGTTCCGCCAGAGTCCATTCGACCCGAAGCAATCCGTGACGCCCAGATGTGCCGTTACATCCACATCCATCGGCCGCTGTCGTTTCTCGACGAGAACTACGTGTGCGAAGACCCGGCTACGGGAGGCTTACCGATCGAACAGCTCGCCGCCAAGTACGACCCCGATGACGGGACAGGAATCGGCACCGCGATCCTACTGTCGGTGCTTGAGCATGTGGCCGACCCATTCGAGGCGATCGATCGGCTGCGGGATGCGATGCAGGTCGGTGGGCTGGCGATCGTGTCGACTCCTTGGGCGTTTCCCACGCACTACGGCCCCGAGGACAACTGGCGCATCTCCGAGTCGGGGCTGCGACACATCTTCAGTCCGCCGGCGGGAACGGGTGAGCCAGCGCGTTGGCAGATCCTGGAGAGCGGCCCTCGGCTGAACATTCCGGCTGAGGCGGGGATTCTTGACGGCGATGGGCGCGCTCAGATCGTACAGAGCGCGTTCATTTGCGCGAGGGCCGTCTAGCGTGCCGAGGAACCCTCTAAATCACGTCATCGGTAGACCACCGACTTCGATCGCGCAGCGCTTTTGGCCGAAGGTCGACAAAGAGAACGGCTACATACATCCCGTTCATGGCCGGTGTTGGGAATGGACGGCCAAGCTCGGCCCCGGCGGCTATGGCGTAATAAAGATCCCGGTCCCTGGCGCACCTGGTGGCCATTGCAATCGAGGCGCGCACAAGATCTCCTGGGTCTTGGCCAACGGCGCGGTGCCCGATGGACTATTCGTCCTGCACAAGTGCGACAACCGGAAGTGCGTGCGGCTGGAGCATCTGTTCCTTGGGACAACGCAAGAGAACGCGCTCGACGCCAAGTCCAAGGGGCGCTTAGCCAGGCTGAAGGGCGAATCAAATGGGATGGCCAGCCTGACCGAGGCGAAGGCTTACGAGATCAAGCGGCGCGCTCTCGCGGGCGAATCGCCCACGGCCCTCGGCCGTGAATTCGACATAGTTCCGTCTGCCGTGTGCAACATCAAGAAGGGGAGACGATGGGCTCACCTGTGATCATTCCGTTCGCGGATCTGAGCCGCGAGCATGCCGCCCTTCGCGACGAACTCCACGCCGCCGCCGCGCGCGTGCTCGACTCGGGTCGCTCGCTCTACGGCCCCGAGCTCGAAGCGTTCGAGCGGGAGATCGCCGACTGGCACGGTGTCAAGTACGCCGTCGGGGTCGCATCGGGCACAGACGCGGTCGAGATAGCTCTCCGCGCGACGTCGGCGAGCGATCCGTCGACGGGCGTTGTCGACAGTGCCGACGTTACCGCAATGACCGCGCCGGCCACGATCAATGCGATGGAGGCGTCCGGCACGATCCCGATCCTGAAGGACATCGACCCAGTCACGCGCAACGCGCGCAACTGCGATCTGCAGGTCCACCTCTATGGGCTCGCCGAGGACGCCACGCGCGCCGATGTCGAGGACGTGGCGCACGCGATGGGCGCGACGTGGAACGGGCAGCTCGCGGGGACGATGGGCCGGTGCGGGGCCTTGTCGGCATACCCTTCCAAAATATTGGGCGCGGCCGGCGACGGCGGCGTGATTATCACGAACGATGCCGAGATCGCCGAGGCGTGCCGGTTGATTCGGCATTATGGCCTGACAGAAACACGCGATATCCAACGTCGTGGTCAGAACAGCCGGCTGTCTGAGATGCAGGCGGCGATCTTGCGGGTGAAGCTGCCGCACGTGAATGAGTGGATCGAGCGGCGGCAGGCGATCGCGAGACAGTATGACGAGGAACTGTTCGGGCACGTCACCATTCCGGCCACGCTCGCGAGCGAGGGGCGCGAAGATTACGCGCACGACGTCGAGCACGTCTACCACGTTTACGTTATCGAGTCCCCCGAGCGCGATCGCATTGCCGCGCACCTCCGCGAGCGCGGTATCTCGACAATGGTCCACTATGGCCGCGCGATCCACCAGTACACGCGCTGGGCGCATCTCGGCGAGCCGGGGCAGTTCCCGAACGCTGAGCGGCTGGCGGCGGAGTGCCTGTCGTTGCCGCTGTATCCGTTTCTTCGAGACGACGAAGTGGACGCCGTCATCGCGGCGGTCAAGGAGGCGACGTGAAGAAGCTGGGCGATGCTCGCGTCGTCATTGGCGACAGGATCGGAATCAACGACACGACCATCACGACGACCGCAGACGAGATCGCCTACGCCATTTACCAGGCATCTCCGCGCGTTGCCCGGTACGTACTGACGAAGCTAATGCGGGATCTGGCGTGGTGCCATCTAAGTCCAGTGTGGCGCGAAATGGTTGGCATACACCGCGAGTGCCATGCGGTCGACGATGGTCCGGAGTCCTGTAAGTGCCGAAAGGGCGAGATCGAGATGTACGGGAGAAAACTGGCCGACAAGCTGCGTGGGCATCGCGCGAATAAGGATGCAACGTGATATTCGTGACGGCAGCCTATGGCGCGAAGTATCGCGGCTGGGCGCGCGCGATGGTCAGCACGTTCTATCGCTACAATCCGTCTGCATCGCTAAGTGTCTTCGCCGACGGGCCAGTGGAAGGCGCGATCGATGTCCGCGTGAATGCGATCGATCTGAAGGGCACAGTGCAGAACGATGGAAGCTTTGAGATGTGCCTAAAGGTATCGGCGGTCGCGGCGATGGCCAAGGAATACGGCGATGACATATGCTGGATTGATTGTGACCAGTTAGTTTTGGCCGATCTGTCGACGATTCTCATCCCGGGTCAGTTCAACGTGATTGGCTACGGTGCACCCGGCGAGCGCCGCAACTGCGGCGACGGCATCAGTGTGGCGCAAGAGGATTACATCTTGAGTGGCTTCTTCTCGATGCCTCCCTACGTCGCTGGTCTCTACCGAGGGCGTGCTCAGAATGCAGTAATGGGCGGCGAGCACCCCAAGCTGCGAGAGCAAGAGTTCGTGAATCGGCTTGTCGTCGAGCACGGCGCGCACCGACTGGACAAGTCCAATCCGGATATGATTCTGAATTTCGCCTGGGGCGGTCACCCAACGACGAGCGACGAAAAGTTCCTGTCCCTCGAAGCGCGCCCTGACGGCACGTGGTGGATGATGGGGCGTCAGGTCGGGATGCTCTGCTTCATTGCGCACTGGCTCGACATTCACGTGACCCAGAAGTTCGCGGCGTTCACGCATGAGCGAACGCGATCTGAATTGCGGGCGCTGTACGGAGTGGCGCAATGAGCAACCCCTGGAAAGATCCATCCGTCGCCCAGCAGCAACGCGCCCTCGTCGACCACCAACTCGCCGAGAAGCCGTGGCCGCCGCACTTCACCGCGCTGGCCGAAGCGGTGCGCGCCACGCAGTGCCCCGGTGAAATCCTGGAGGTCGGCTGCGCGAGCGGATACGGGCGCGAGATCCTGGATCGGGCCGGCATCGAGTACCGGCGATTCGACGGCATTGACATCAGTCCGGAGGCGATCCGAATCGCGAACGAACGCTATCCCGAGTCGCAGTGGATCGCGGGCGAGTTCGGCGCGGCGACCGTCATGGAGAAGCCGGTCGCTGATGTGGTCGTCGACGGCTGCGCGCTCATGCACGTCGACGATTGGCGCGCGCACATCACGGCGCTCTGCAAGGCGTCGCGACGGTGGGTTGTGCTTCATAGAGTTCCCTGCGGCGACGACGAGACACAACGGATCCATACGCAGGGCTACGGCCAGACGTTCCCCGCCTGGTTCTTTGATCGCGAAGACATCGCCGCAACCATGCAGGCCAGCGGGTTCCAACTGGTGTCGTCGATCGCGGCGGATGGCGAATCCCGGACGCTGACCTTCGCCAAGTCCAGGCACTTTTGCAGCTACGCAGACGGCGCGTACCTGGGCCGCCTCAAGGCGCTCCACGCCTCGATGGTGCGACACTGCGGGCCGTTCGAGCTGCATGTGCTGGCGTGGAAGAGCGACGATGAATCAACGGCAGTGGCGACTTGGTGCGACGAGAACGGAATCGACTGCGTCACGGGCCGAGACTTTTTGGACGCGCATCCCGAATTGGAACTCGATAAGCTTCCCGGTCCACGGCGCAGCTACGTCGAGCACATGTACACGTGTGGCCCGCGTTTCGTTGCGGACGTGATGGATCGGACGGGGGAGCCGTGCGCCTATGCGGACGCTGATTTGTACGCATTCAGCAGCCCGGAGCCGTTCTTTGCCGAGGCCGGCGGCGCGCCAGCAGCATTCGTCGGCCACAACTTCGCTCCTGCATCGCGCGGCACGCCGGGACCGACTGTCGAGTCGCACGCCGGACCGTTCGGAGCGCTGAATGTCGGACTCATGGTGTTCAACGATCAGCGCGTAGCCGAACGCTGGTCTGACTTGGTACGCGGGTGGTGTTTCTCCCGCTGCGAACTAGTCGGCGATCGCTGGCAATATGCAGACCAAAAGTTTCTTGAGCAGCTCTGCGACGAGTTCCCGGCCTGCGTTGTCATCAAAAACGAGGCCGCGATGGTTGGCCCATGGAACGTGAACGCCAGAAGCCTGGATCTGAGAGACGGCGTCCCATATTTCGGAAACCGGCCGATTGGGTTCTACCATTTTAGCGCCCTGCAAATGGGCCAGCACGGACAATGGTCACCGACCAGACCAGAATACCGAATCTCGGAGCGCGTGGTCAGCATCTTATATTCTGGTTATGTGAGGGAGATCGATGGCCCATTTTAATCAGACGCACGGCCATTCTGTTGGGTACAAGCCAACGAAGGAATATCGATCATGGCAGGCGATGCGATATCGATGCCACGTGCCGACGAACGATCGGTACCGATTCTATGGCGCACGTGGAATCGTCGTCTGTCAGCAATGGCGCGAAAGCTTCGAGGCGTTTCTGTCCGACATGGGGCCGAAGCCATCGCCGAAGCATTCGATTGAGCGCATCGGCAATTCCCAGGCTCATAGCCCTTGGTATTGTCGATGGGCCACGCAATTGGAGCAGGCCCAAAATACAAGAGCGACGGCTCTTCTGTCGTGCGATGGGCAGACATTGTCGCTGTCAGAGTGGCAACGCAGGACCGGTACGCCGAGCACAACGATATCGAAACGTCTCAAGTCAGGATGGAGCGTCGAGGATGCGATCTATAGACCGTCCAGACTGAGAAAGGAGAAACGATGAAACTCTCAGTGGTCTGCCCCAGCCGCCTCGCCGTCAACCCCGAATCCCAGCGCGGCGCTCTCTACATCGAGCGGGCGATCGCGAGCGTGCGGAGTCAGACCGTCGCGCAGGAACACGCGATCTTCGTGTTCGCCGGTCTCGACGACGACGACAAGGATCTGAAGCTCGTCAGCCCGTTCGATGCTCACATTGCGATCGGTGGCCACTCACAGGCCACCGCGGTCAACGCTGCCGCGCAAATGGCTATGGGCGCGAAGCCCGACTTCCTCGCCTTCCTCGAAGACGACGACATCTGGCACCCCCAGAAACTCGAGTATCAACTCGCCGCGCTCGCCCAAGGATACGGCTTTGTGTCGTGCTCCCAGCGCGAGGTCACGCCCGACGGCAGCTACGTGCGGGTGAACGACTTCCCGACGATGTCGGGTTGGATCATGCCCGCGCAGACCTGGCGCGACGTGGGCCCGATGGACGAGTCGTTCAAGTGGCACATCGACAATGAGTGGCTCGGCCGGCTGAACGCTGCTGGCAAGAAGCGGCTGCATTTAGCTGAGCACGCGGCAGTGCCACAGCATCACGAGCTCAACATGGGCACGGGAGAGCAGCTGATCGTGTCAGAACTGTCGAAGGCGCGTTCCTGGCTCGCGCAGGTCGGCAAGTTCTCGAAGCTCGCGATGACCGACGATCTACTCGAGCCGCTGGTCACGCGCACGGTCAACCCCGGCGGGGGCATGGCGCGGATCGCGACCGACCCGATCGCGAATGCCGAGTCGTTCGAGGAGCATCGGAGGATGTGGGAGACGAATGGGGCGGTGATTCCGTGGTGACGCATGGGTAGCTCAAAGAGAAGAAGAGAACCGAGGATCGAAGGCGCTACCATGTTCATTCGATTGACAGGCGGCAAGGAGGCTGCCGTCGATCTGGAGGACGCGGACTTGGGCGAGTTCAATTGGCAGGCGAAGAAAGACGGGCACGTCTATCGCGCGAACTCAATCAGTCTTCATCGCGAAATAGCCAAGCGAATTGGGCTCGATATCGACGGAAAGGAAGTGGACCATAAAGACCTAGATCCGATGAACAACAGGCGGAGCAATTTACGCGCCGCGACCCATGCGGAGAACTCGCGCAACAAGCCCAGGAGACGAGACAACACAAGTGGCCATAAGGGCGTGCGGTGGAATTGGCGATATCGAAATAAATGGCAGGCGGTCATAGTCAGCGCAGGCGTCTTCCGACTTGTCGGTCGCTATCAAACCCGCGAGGAAGCTATTTGCGCGTGGGAGCAAGCCGCCGATGAACTGCACGGCGAGTTTGCGAGAATGAACTAACGATGGGCAATAAATTCACGCCCATCGACGCCGAAGGCCCGCGCGTTCTAGAAAGCGGCAACGTTGCCTGGCACTGGCTCTTGCCCTGGGCGTGTCGGTCGTGCCATCGTTACGGACGGGTCGAGGTCGTGCTACCGCGCCCCGACGGGCGCGTTGGAATGGATGGCCGAGCGCCGAGCTCCAACGACGACATCAAAGAGATGGTGGACCGCGCGCACCATCATCTGAGCCCGTTCTGCATCGCGGGCCAGCGTCAGCGCGTGGTCGGCCGCGTGTACCGGCTCAAGAACGGTTGGGAGAAAATCTACCTCCGCGCCAAGGGCGAAACGGTAGCGGAGATCAGGGAACAGAAGTGGCCGCCGTGGGAGAAGGAGCGTTAGATGTACTTTCATTGGCAGAATCTCAACGACAAGCCCGGCAATCGGCAGGGCTCTCCGCTCCGCCACGGACGTGCTTGGCTTCATCTCGGACCACGCGATCGCGAGTCGACCGTCGTTGGCTGGGAGTGGGTCGTTGGAGGCCGGCGTTGCGCGGCCGAGTTCAATGCTCATCGGAGTGATGGCGTCGGCGTGCAGCTGAGCTTCGCAATTCCGTTGCTCCTCTCGCTTTACTTGACGCTCGACGGTGGCGCGTTCTCGTGGTTGGCGCAGAAGCTTCTGCCGGCGGACGGGTACGAAGGTCGTCAGACGAGCATCAGAATCTTCGACTGGGCAATCTGGTGGGAGGTGTGGACGAATCCCATGGAATGGTCGAGCCGGACTCCGAAGTGGCGCAACGGATGTTGGCATGTGCTCGATACGCTGCTCGGCAAGCAGAAGTACGTCCAGCGCGAACTATCGGTGACGACCGCTCTGATTCCAATGCCCGAGCGGTCATATCCCTGCACGATCACGTTGCGCGAAGACACGTGGAAGCGCCCGCTTTGGTTCCCGCAGCGACTGTTGCGCGCGAACGTTGACCTGAAGGCCAACCCGATCCCAGTCCCCGGCAAGGGAGAGAACTCATGGGACTGCGGCGAGGATGCGACGTGGGGCCTGTCTTGCCAAGCGGCAACAGTCGAAGAGGCGATCGCGGCAACCGTTGAAAGAGCGCTGGGAACACGTCGGCGGCATGGAGGTTCGGTCGAGTGGAAGCCGGAAATGTGATCATGGCGAAGTCGACGGTCTCGAAGTTCCCGCCGCCGAGTCAATTCCGCCACCGCTGGCGGACGCGCCGACTCGAGGCGGCCCGCTTCGGCTCCCTGTGCCGCATCGTTTACGTCGCGGCGGACCCGAGCGCGTTCGGGGCGATGTCGGGGGTCGTGACCGTGGAGTTCGAGGACGGGCACCGCGTCAGTGCATATCGCGGCGAGGTGCGTCGCGTGCCGGGGCGTTGACGCCGGCGCGGTGAAGTGACAGGCGGTCAAGGAACCGTGGCCGATGCAGAAGCAGATGACGAGGTACTCACGCCCAAGCAGGCGAGATTCGTTGAGGAATACGTCATCGATCTCAACGGAACTCACGCCGCGATTCGCGCCGGGTACTCGCCTAAGGGCGCGGAACAACAAGGGTCTGCGCTATTGTCACTTCCGAAGGTTCGGGAACGGGTTGACGAGGAGATGGCCAAGCGCTCAGGGCGCACCGGCATCACCGCGGCTCGGGTACTCGAGGAGCTCTCGTTACTGGCGTTCAGCGACATCGGCGACTACGAGATGACCGACGAGGGCAAGGTGTCGGTGTCAGAGGGCGTGCCGAAGTCGCGACGCCGCGCCATCCAGTCGATCAAGCGCAAGGTCACAGTGAGCGCGAAGACGGGCGACGTGACTCGCGAGCTCGAGATCAAGCTCTGGGACAAGCCCGGCATGGTCAAGCTCGCCGGTCGGCATGCGGGCTTGTTCGAAGAGAAGAAGACCGACGACGAGCCGCGCGAGACGCACATCCACATCAACGGCGTCATGCCGGTTCCGCCCGAGCTCGCGGGCGACGTGCCGCCGGCGGTGGGGCCCGAGACGACGACGACGGGAGACAAGCCGAATGGTTGACGTGAGCCCGAACGGAATGGGCGAGCCGTGGCGCGAGTGCCTTAAGGTTGAGCCGGCGTCTCCGATGGGCGAGCTACGGGAGGCCCCATTCCCGCTCGGTACGGTCGGCGTGAGTCGCGAGGAAGTGGCGAAGAAAGTAGCCGCCGAAGCATCGCGTCTGCTCCGCGAGGAATACGAGCGATCCAAGGAAGCGGCAAGCAAGCGCGACGACGAGCCCCGCGTGCTGCGACTCGCAGAGTTGCGCCGCCGCCGAGAAACCCTCGTCGACTACGCGCGCGACGAGCTCGAGGCTGGCGACTGGCACGGCCTCTCGGACGCGGCGAACGATCTCCGCGAACTCGACGTCGAGATCCGGATGACCGAGGGATCGCTTGCGGCAAGGAGCGCCAGTGGCGTCTAACTCGCCGAGGAAGCGAAAACGATTGGCCATCCAGAACGGCGGCATGGCGTCCATTTCTGAGTCGAGGTGGCTCGACAATGCGCGCAGGCGGTGGTCGGCATATCAGCCTGCCCTTGCGACGTCAGTCCGCGAGAACCGACTTCACGCTGCGATCAGGCGGCTGGCGTTCAACAAGCTTTCGGATCAGCCACCCCGACATGATGCGCAGGGAAATCCTGCGATGTCCTTTGATGAAGGGGGCCATGAAACATCGGGGGGCAGATCCGTTTTAGGTTCCACGCGCGTCGAGCCGGACGATGGCGGTAACGACGGGCAAGCGACCTCAACGACATACTCGCCGGGGGCGAACGACCGGGACTGAACATGGTTTGGTCACCACGCAGGGCGAGCGATCTCTTTGGCGCCGTCCATCGTTGGCGCCGCCGGGTTGTGGGATGGCGGCTCTCTGCGTGTCGGCACTCTGACCCTCTCGACGAAAAGCTATCAGTGCAGTGGGCATCCGGAAACGGATCACAACCCGACGTGTGTCCGTGAGTATTTCCGTTCAGCGAATCGACGTCGATCTTTTCGCCGGCGTGCAGCTGCACCCGCACGCGTACCGATTCTTCATGGACTCGTCGCGCTTCTGCATGGCGCTCGCAGGCACACGCGGTGCGAAGACGTACACAGGCGCGCGCCGGTTCTGGAAGAACGTCTTGATCCAGGACTGGCCGCGCCTCTCTGCGCTGTCTTACGACCCCGGCGCCGCCCGCCGTGGGACCGCGCTGTGGTGGGACCGGCGGCCGCGCGGGCACTACTGGGTCGTCGCTCCCGAGCACCAGCTGCTCGCTGAGCCCAAGCGCTACCTCCTGCAGTTCCTGCCGCCCGATCTGCTCGACCACGCCGACAACGGCGCCGGCCGCTGGTGGCTCAAGGGCGACATCCTGATCGAATTCAAGAGCGCCCACGATCCGAACATGCTGGTCAGCGTCGGTCTCGATGGCCTGTGGCTCGACGAAGCCGACCGCATGAAGTCCGACGCGTGGCACGGCAACCTGCGCGCCCGCGTGGCGGATAAAAACGGCTGGGTGCAGGCCACGACGACACCGCTCGGTCAGACGTGGACGGTGGGCGCGTTCGAGAAGCCAGCGCGCGACGGCGTGCCAGGCTACGGCTTCCATAGCTGGCGCACGGTCGACAACACGCGACTACCGAGTCTCGTCGCTGAGGCCGCGGACGCAAAAGCGCGTCTCCCGCTGCAGTATTACGCCCGTGAGTTCGAGGCGAGCCGTGAGGCGTTCATCGGCCAGATCTACTCCGAGTTCAGTGAGCACACGATGGTCAAGCCGCTGCCCAAGAACGTCGTGCTCTACTCGCGCGCCGGCGGGCAGGACTGGGGGTTCTCGCACCCAGGCGCGGCCGTGGTGGTGGGCGCGTCGTCGACGGACCTTCGCCGCGCTGACGTCTGGGTGGTCGACGAACGCTATCAGACCAACCGGCTCGTCGAGGACTGGTGGATCCCGGAGATCCTCGGGCTCAACAAGGCTTGGAAGTTCAACGACTGGTCTTGCGACCCCGAAGCGCCCGACGACATCGCTCGCTACAAAGACGCGGGCATCAACGCGTTCGGGCACAAGAACTTCACTGCGTCGAAGTACGACGAGCACCAGCGGTCGGTGAAGGCCGGTATTCGGTTACTCGCCGCGCTCCAGCACCAGGGGCGGTTCTTCATTACGCCGAACTGCAAGAACCTGATCGCTGAGATGAAGTCGTATCGGTGGAAGCAGGCCAAGGGCGCATCAGGCGCGAGCGATGCGGTGGTCGAAGAGCCGGCCGACGGGCAGCCTGATCACGGGATGGACGGGCTCAGATACGCGACCACATCGCTCTTGCGCGGGGCGAACTTCGAAGCGATCGGGGTGGCGGCTTGATCGAAAGTTCTTGACGATGTCCGGGGCCGCGTTTAGGTATGGATCATGTCCAGCACTCATTAGCGCCCGGCCGGTTGAGACCTCGGACCCGATCACGCACTACGTGGTGGTCAGAACGAATCTCCCGCCAGGCGTTCTTGCTGCGCAGCTTGTTCACGCTGCCGGCGAGTCGAGTGACGGCACGCTCAAAGAAGGCACGTTCGCGATCGTGCTTGGCGTGTCCAACGAGGACGCACTGATCCGTGTGCGCGCACGATTGAGTCTCGCGGGCGTGGATCATGTGGCCGTGCACGAGCCGGACGCGCCCTATCGCGGTGCGCTCATGGCGATCGGCGTGCGCCCTGCGCTGAAGTCACAGCTTCGTCGGCATCTCTCGGAGTTGCCGCTGTTTCGAGGTTCGTCTTTGCCGGAGTCGACTAACCGTAAGTCGCCGCGAAAGCGGAAACGGTGGTTCATCTCCATCCTCCGGCGCTTGTGGGGCCGTAGCTCAGCTGATAGAGCACCCGGAGTAATGACCCGGGAGGTCGGTGGTTTGAATCCACCCGGCCCCTCCATTTGCACCCATAGCTCAGAGGCAGAGCGCTCAGCGTAATGACCTGAGAGGTCGGGGGTTCGATTCCCTCTGGATGCGCAACCGAAGTGTCTTGACGCCAGCCCACAACAAGGACAGGCGGTCAAGGGCCGATGATCCTACGACCGCCCCGAATCGAAGGCGACGCCTGTCTCATTCCGCTCACGAAGGGATTGACCGCGATCGTTGACGTCGCGGACGCCGATCTTGGGCAGTTCAACTGGAACGCCAACCAAAGCCCGAAGAGCAAGAGTTGGTATGCCAAGCGGCACGTCAAGCTCGGGTTCTATCAATACAGGAAAATCACGCTTCACCAGGAGATCGCGTCGCGAATGGGCCTGGCCATTGACGGCGATGATATCGACCACATCGATGGAAACGGTCTGAACAATCGTCGCGACAATCTTCGTCGCGCGACCCGCGGGCAGAACATCCACAACAGCGGGCTTCGCAGTGACAACAAGTCAGGCCACAAAGGCGTGGGGCGGGACGCCGCCCGCGGAAAGTGGCTCGTCCAGATGCGGGCAAATGGCAAGAACACGCACCTGGGCCGCTACGATGACTTGGAACTGGCGGCGTTCGTCTACGAAGAGGCGGCAGCCAAGCAATACGGCGCGTTCGTGTGTGGCGTTGGGCGCACTGGAGCACCGCGTTGATTTTAAATCTTGTGCCCGCAGTGCTCGACCGCCCGAACGTCCCGGGCTCGATCTCGTTTCGCCATCCCGAGTACGAGGTCCGCTGGTGGTGGCGCGAGTTCTACCGGATTAGCTACCTCGGCGGCCGCGAATATTACCGGCCCGCACGGCTCAGCGTCGACTTCCAGGAGCCATCGATCCTCACGCTCGCGAGCGACGGTCAACTGCCCGTCGCGTCGGCCGCCGGCATCAACGATCTCAGCATCAAGTCGCTGCCGATCCAGTCCGTGCTCTTCCGCCACAACCGCGAGAAGAGCTGGGAGTTCGAGAACCGTCGCAAGCGCGCCCACTACCTCAATTTCATCGGGCCGATCACGAAATCGCTCGTCGCGCACGCAACCAAAAAGGTGGCGACGCGTGAAGGATCGGACGCGATCAAGAAGTTCTGGGACGGCGTCGATTGCGATCGCGAAGAGAAGATTGACGAGTTCATGCGCGAGGGCCTGCGTTGGGCTCAGGTGCTCGGCATCGTCTGGGCGTGCGTCGACCAGAACCCCGAGGGCGTCGACAAGGATCCATACGCGTACTGGGTGAGCCCGCTCGACATCTTCGATTGGGGCGTCGACGACCGCGGCGATGTCGAGTGGCTCAAGCAGTTCGTCTACACCGAGGCGAAGCGAACCTGGAAGGACAAGATCACGCCGGTCTACCGCTTTCGTGTCTGGGACGCGGAGATGGTCACGACGTATGAGGTCGGGCCCACGGGCGCCGAGAACGTCGTCGGTCGCAAAACGCACAGCGCAGGCAAGGTGCCGTTCGTTCCGCTCTACTGCCAGCGCGACAAGGAGGCGGTCTTTCCCGACGGAACGCCGCTCATGGCCGACGCCTGCAAGCTGGCCAATGCGATTTACAACTACTCGTCGCTGAAGGACGAGATCGGATACAAGCAAACGTTCTCGTGGTTGGCGGTGCCCGACAAGCGCATCGACGTGCTGCAGATCGGGCTCAACACGGTCTTTGGGTACGACCCGCAACAGACCAACGCCGTCCCGACGTACGTCAGCCCCGACGCGAAGTGCGCCGAGACGCTGATGAACTTCATCGCGGCCGGCATCGATCAGCTTCGCCAGATGCTCGGCGTCGGGCGCGGTCGCCAGGAAGGCTCGATGCAGAAGTCGAGCGTCGATGCGCTCGAGCTCGAGGACGAAGACAAGCGCTCGATCCTCGGTGACATCGCGACCGAGGCGCAATCGTTTGAGACGCGCCTTGCGGCGATGTTCGAAGCCTATGACTCAGGCGGATCGTTGAAGGCGAACGACAAGACGCAAATCAAGTACGCCGACGACTTCGATTTGCGCAGCTTCACCGACGAGATCCAGGAGTTCTTGCAGTTCGACAAGATTGGACTGTCGCCAGAAGTCGATCTGAAGGCGCGTCAAGACCTGGTGAAGAAGAAATACGCCGAGCTGCCGCCTGACGAGCTCGACGAGTTGGTCGCGACCATGAAGCCGAAGCCCGATCCGCAGCTGGCGGACGCGGCGATGGCCGGAGCCGGAGAGCGCGTGACGCCAACCGTCGGAACCGAGGGCGCAAGCGCCGCCGCGGTTGGCGCAACGGTGCCCGGATCGAAACCTCTTGACGGGACGGGCGCACAAGGACAGGCGGTCAATCCAATGGGTAATACCACCGCGAACCGGCCGCCCAATGCCGGGTCAAGGCAACAGCCGCCTGCGAAAGCCAAGGCTGGTACGGCAACCGGGGCCGCCGATCCGGGGCGAGGTTAGTCAATGGCAGACGCAGACGACAAGAGCGCGGGCGCAGCGGGCGGAGCCGAAGGTGGCGGGGCGGCAGCGGCCGATCCGAAGCCGGCGGTGACGTTCAAGACCGAGGGCGAGTTTCTCGCCGCGGTCGAAAAGCGTTCGAAGGGCGCGATCTCGAAGGCAGTCGAGGCAGCGAAGGCCGAAATCCTGGGTTCGCTCGGGGTTGAGACTCTCGATGATCTCGGCAGCGTCAAGGAACGCCTGGCCTCGACGGAGAAGACCGTCAGCGAGGCCGAGAAGCTCAAGGCCGCGCACGACAAGGCGGTCAAGGAACTCGACAAGGAGAAGCGCCGCGGCGGCGAGCTCACGGGGCGATTGCAGAAGATCGCCAAGCGGGACGCGCTGATGCCTTTCATGACCCAGGTCCGAGACTCCGAGGCGCTCGCGATGTTCGCCGAGCCGCATCTCGAGGTCGACGATGAGGGCGTGGTCACCGTGAAGAACGGTCGATCTGTCGAGGATCTGGTCGGCGATATTCTGAAGGCCAAGGACTACCTCAAAAACCCGGCGCACAAAGACGGCGCAGGGACGACCGCAACCGAGCCGCGGGCCGCCGCCGGCGGGAAGGGCAGCGATGCCCAGACCGACGACAAGGCGAAGACCAACGGAACGGAAGCGCCGAAATACAAGAGCTTCGGCGAAGCGATCATGGCCGATCTGAAGGCCAAGGGTCAGCTGCCGAGGGTCGGACCGTAAGAGGAGAATCCCATGGCTGGCGTAACCGCAGCTGCCGCTTCAGGGGCCGTAGGCTCCATTCAGGATGCCCTTCGCCAACAGGCGATGTCGGGCGTTGTCGAGTCGCTCTTCAAGAACAACGAGGTGCTCGGAAACTTCGGGCCGCCGACGCCGTTCACCGGCGGATCGACGTTGAACGTCAAGCACCACTACGCGGGCAACGCGTCGGTGGGCACCTACTCGGAAGGTGACGCGCTCGGGGCCGCCGGCTCGCAGAGCTACCTCACCGCCCAGTGGGGCGCGGCCTATTACCGCGCGCAGATCCAGTTCACGGGCCACGCCCAGGATCAGCTGCTCAACGGCAGCCTGGAGACTGCGTTCTTCGATCAGCTCGGCCTCGAGTTCACGATGGCGGCCGAGGACCTCGTCGACCGCGTTTCGACCGACTGCCTTGGCACCGGTTTGACCGCGCCCGTCGGCATCCAGGGCATCGTCGACAGCTCGGGCACCATCGCGGGCCTGAACCGCTCGACCTACTCCTGGTTCCAGGCGTACGAGGTCGTTGGCGGGACAACCACCGTTGCGATCTCCGATCTCGACGGCGCCATGCAGAACTCGAGCGACTCCGACTACGCCGCGCAGATCACCGAGATCTGGACGTCGTGGAAGCAGGTCAACAAGCTGAAGGGGATCATCGGAAACCCGGGCACGGCGAACAACTCGATCCGCATGGATCCGAGCCAGCCGAACATGTCGCTCAACACCGGCTCGATCGTGAACGGGATCAAGTACGGGAACATCGACATCAAGCCGATCCGCGACTTGACCAACTCGATCTTCCTCGGCCTGACCATGCCGACGTTCTTCCTGGGCCGCATGCGCGAGTGGCGCGTCGACCCGATCGCGAAGACCGACGACTCCAGCAAGTTCCTGCTGACCGGGGCGTGGGGCCTCGGCTGCCGGAACCCGAAGAAAAACTGGAAGGTCACCACCCTGACGGCGTAACCCGCCGCCCCAAGGAGAGACGCACATGTTCGATTTCAGCGTGATTCACGAGCCGGTCGCGAGCAAGCAGCGGGAAGCCGTCAGGCAGACCGTGTTGCGAGCTCTCAAAGACCTCTCGTTCACGTACACCGAGGTGCTCATGGCTCCAGAGCCGATCCGGACCATGGCGCTCGAGATCCTCGACGGCATTTCCAGCCAGAACGGGATCCCACAATCGGTGGGCAACGCGCTCGACGTCGGACCTGTGCGTCTCATAGCCATCGACAAAAACGGGGTCATCAAGATCTCGCGCTGGGGAAATCGCAACATCTACGGAACGACCGTCGAGGCCGCGCCGCAGAAGTTCAGCGAGAGCTTCGGCAACGATGCCGTCGTGACCGATGCGTACCCGGAACGGCTCGCCCGCAACGTGCTTCGGCGCGAAGGGTGGCCGTCCCGGAACCTGTCGTCTCGCGGCACCAACCAGGGATCGATCGTGGAGTGGAAGTGGATCGAGAAGCGGGCGAGGCAGCCCGATGCACCGTCAGAGGTGCTCGACATCTACAACGACCTCCTCGAGCGCATGACGGCGTCGCAGCCGGCGCCGACCAACAAGTCCAAATCGACCGGCCCCGCGCCGGCTCATCCGTAGGAGACTCCCATGAGCGTCACCTTCACCATCATTGACACCAGCGACACCTGCAACAACGCCGACGGCAAGAAGCGCATTTACGGAACCCTGAGCTTCACCAACCCGTACAGCACCGGCGGCGAGACGTTCTCGGTCGCGACCTACTTCCCGAACAAGTTCCTGGGCGGCGTCATCACCAGCGTTCAGCAGTCGGTGTCGACCGACAACTCCGGGATCGTGTCGACCGGCAAGTTCCGCGGCGACGCGACGTCGACGAACGCCGTCATCCAGCTGTTCAACATCGGGCTGTCCGCGACCACTAAGGCCGGCCTGCTCGTCGACAACACGGTCGCGAACATCTCGAACATCACCTGCAACATCGAGCTGGTCGGCTACTAGGATGGACGGCGAGGAGTCGCAGGAAACCGCCCCGTCTGACGTCGAGGAATCGGCGCCGCCGGCGGACGTGACCGTCGTGATCGAGGCTGAGCCGGCCGAGCCGGAAGCCCCGATCGTTCCTGCGCCTCCGTCCGCCGCCGCTCCCGATCCGATGGCCGGCGTCATCGCTCGCCTGATCGCGTCCTACCCGGCGCGCGCCGGTGAGATCGTCAAGGGCGTTGTCGCGGTGGGCGCCCCCGTTGTCTCGCGCATGCCGGTCGCGGTGCCTGGCGGCTGGGATCAGAAGACGCTCAGCACGCACCAGAAATACCGCCTCGTCGACGGAACCATTCTGCCGCTGGAGATCTGATGGCCGACCGCCTGCTCTATGCCACGCCGACCGGGAAGCATCCGCATCCCGCGTTCGTCGCGTCGGCTCGCACGATCGAGCTCACGTGCCGCTCGTTCGAGCGCAACGTGCACGACTTCCTGTTTGCCGCCGGCCCCGTCCAGATGGCGCGTTCGACGATCGCCGAACACGCCATCAATGACGGCTACGACTACCTGCTGATGCACGACGACGACCTCGTCGTGAACCCTTCATCCAAGGTCGGCAACCCGCTTGACGTCTGGCATGACGTCTTCTATCGCGAGAAGGACGTTGGCGTGATCGGCGCGGTCTACCTGCGCGAGAGCCCGATGATTCCCGCGGTAGTGATGAGCCATCCGGACTATCCCGAGGAGAACTGCCACGTCGTGAGCGGGCTTCCGCCGGCGCCGATGGCGGTCAGCGGGATCGCGACCGGCTTCATGATGATCCGCGTGTCGGCGCTTCGCGAGTTGCGCGACAAGGAAGACGGCGCTCACACGCTGTTCCGGTTCACCTTCAACATGACCCGCTGGGGCATCGTCAACAACACCGGCGAGGACTACGACTTCTGCGCCCGTATGCGGGCCAACGGCTACAAGGTGCTGGCCGACGCGCGCTTCGACACCTGCCACATCAAGGAGTCTGGCCGCCTGGCCTACAACCAGGCGGAGTGGGAGCGCTCCTGGGACGACAACGCGCCGGGCATCCGCGAGCGCGTGCAGGCATTGCGGGCCCAGTGCCAACCGAAGATGGCGCTAAAGGCGATCAACGGCACGCTCTGCATCGACCACACTCCGCAGCTCGCGTTCGAGGCCGAGGAGACCGCCCGGGTGCGCGCCAAGCGCGCCGGCGCCGCCAAGGAGGCCGCCTGATGTCTCGCGTGCAGATTCACGAGGCCCCGATCCAGTGGACCCGCGACCTCAACGGCTCGACGGCCGTTACGGTCTTCCCATCGCTCGCCACCGACGGCGTGCCGATCCCGGCGTACACCGGCCGCAACGGCAGCCGCGTGCACGTGGGCGTCGACTACACGGCCGCCAGCGGCACGCTGAGCCTCACGGTGGGCCTTTACGGCTACACCAACCCGTCCACCACGTGGGCGACGTCGACATGGGTCTACCTGGCGAGCCTCAACGCCGGTGGCTCAATCGCGTCCGACACCTCAAAATGGTCGTCGTCGGCGACTCGTATCACCCTCGCCGAGGTCTTCGGCGTCTCCGGCGAGAACTACACCCGCCTCGCGACTCGCATCGGGCCGCCCGGCGGCACGAGCCCGGTCGTCTCGACGTACATCGGCTTTCCGCTGGAGTAACCACGATGGCCATTCAGGTGGTCACGAAGAATCGTGGTGGCTCAATCGAGACGGAGTTTCTCGACCGCCAGGTCGCGAGCTGCGTCGTCACGGTCTACACGAGCCAGGGCGTCGCTAAGGTCAGCGCAGCGGCGTGCACGATCGATGCGTTCAACACCACGCTCGCGGCGCCGGCGGCCATCGGCGACACCGATATCGCGCTCGCCAACGCCACCAGCTGCGTTGTCGGGCGCCGCTACCGCGTTGGTTCAGGCGCGGGAACCACCAGCATCGCCGAGACAGTGACCGTTCAGAGCCTGAGCGCATCGACCGCAACGTTGATCGGACCCCTGCTCGCCGCGCACGCGATGGGAACGACGGTCAAGGGGCTGCGCGCGTCCTACTCGGTCTCGAGCGCCGCGTGCGATCAGACGTGGGTGCAGGGATTTGCCGACTTCGACCCGCAGGACGGCTCTGATATCCAGACCGAACACGTCGAGTGCTACCTGCGCAAGATCCCCGAGCAGGGGTGCGATGAGACAGACCTCCGTATTGTGTTTCCACAGGCGGGGAAGGCGCTCGACGCCGAGCTCGACATCCCCGCCGCGCTGAAAGAGGCGAGGGACATGTTCCTGCTCGACCTCGGGGGCAAGAACCGCGCGCACGTGTTCATCGGAACCGACATGTTTCGCCGCGCGGTCGCGCGTAAGTTCTGGCTGATGCGTCGGTTCTCGTTCGGCGAGGACTGGAAGCCGCAGATGGACGAGCTCCAGAAGGAATACGAGGCCCTGATTATGGACCTCCAGCAGCAACTGCCAGCCGACAACGACCAGGACGGCCGGACGTCTGGCATCGATGACGGCGGGTTCGTGGTCGCGACCGTGGAGCGCGCGTGAGCAACTACCGCGATCCATATGCCGGCGGCTATCGCCCGGGTGGCGGCTACCGCATCGGCGCGTACCCGGCTGTCAGCAGTAGCTCAGGGATCTTCGTGCCGCCTCTCGGCTTCACCGCGATCCTCGGGTACTCGGCGTCGAACATCAACGGTCAGTCAAACGTTGGCTTTGCCGATGGCTTGCAGTTCAGCACGTGGACGAACCTTGGATCGCTCGGCACCGCTGGCGATGCCACGCAGGCGACCGGAGGATCGCGCCCGACGTTCATTCGAAACGTGGGCACGCAGATCAACGGACGCTCGGCAGTGCGAGGCGCCGGTGGCCAGTCGGTTGCGACTGCATCGTTCACCGCTCAGGTGCAGCCGCTCACCTGGTTCGCGTTGGTGAAGTCGGACCTGACCGGCTCGGCCCAGGTCTTCTTCGGCTCACTCACCAGCCAGGAAGTCTTCATCGCGGTCGGCAGCCCGGGCAACGTGCAGTTCTACGCCGGCTCCACGGTGACATCGACGCTGACGATGCAAGCGAACAAGTACCACTCGATCATGTTCGCGGAAAACGGCGCGTCCTCGAGTGGATCGCTGGATGGCACAGGCACCGGCGCGATCAGCACCGGCGCGCAGGGCATATCGCAACTGACGCTCATGGCGGACTCGACGCCAGCGAACTGGCTCAAGGGAGACCTCTGCGAGCTCTGGTGCTACGCCGGCGCCGCACCCACGCAGCCGCAATGGGACGCGAGCATCAACGCCTATTACGGGATCACTCCTTCGTGAGGATGGCGTGAGTGTTGTCCTTCCATCAAACGTGCTCGCCCAGTTTGCCGCGAACGTCGAGCTCGTGGTCAACGCGTCGCCGTCGAGCGGCAAGTTCACGCGCGCGAACTACCGATTCACGCTCGACGAGCAGCCAGCGAGTGCGCCTGACGGCATGTACTTCCTCGACATGCCGAGCATCGGTCCCCGCGAGACGCGTTGGGGCGATGGATCGAACATCACCAACGCCACCGTCACGGTTCGTCTGCTGTACAGCCGACCGGGCGGCGCACTGGGCGACGGCGACCGTCAGGGTGTTCTCCGCAATGCGGCCTCCGACTGCATCAAGCTCGGTGACGTCTGTGAGAACCCGAGCAACTACGGCGCGAGCACAAGCGGGATTCGCGTGGTCGTATTCCAGGGCGCGTCGCGCGTCACCGACCAAAAGCTGGGCGAAATCTGGGAGGCGCGGTTCTCCTGCCAGTGGCAGTCCGACATGGACACAACGACGGTGGCCGACTTGACGCAATCGCGCTTCATCCTCGATGGGATCAGCTCTGGCACCAACCAGCTGATCGCGTTCAACACGAACAGCCTATCGACGGGATCGGAGGCGTTCTGCGTTGCCGAGTTCCGCGTGTTCTACCTGAGCAAAACCGACGTGCAGGTTCCAGACAACGCGAGCATCGTGGCGGCGCTGGGCGGCGGCAACTGGCTGGCAGCGCTCTACACCAACCCGGTCACTGGCGTGACCACGACGAGCATCGGATGAGCAGCTCTACGCTCAGCGGAATGCCCAGCGAGGTGTCGACGAGCCTGCAAGCCGCGGCGACAACGCTCACGCTGACCGGGCTCAACGGCGATTTGGATGGCGACTATCGCATCATCATGGACATCAATATCGCCGTCAGCTCCACCGTCATCGCTCTCCTGGTGAACGGGTCAGAAACGAATCTCGACTGGTTCTGCTCGAACGGATCCGTTGGCGGCACGACGCGCACCGATTGGAAGTTCTGCCAGAACGGATCCTCTCCGACCACGTGGTCGGCGGGTGACTTCATTCAGTTCCGCGGCCACATCAACGCACGATCTGGGCGTGTCCGCTCTCTGTCGACAGAGACGTTTTACGCGATGAAGTTGGGATCCAAGACCGCATTCATTTCCTCGGGTCGTTACAACGACAGCACGACGAACATCACATCCTTCGGAATCAGCGCCAACCAAACCAACGGACTCGCGTCCGGAACCTATATCCGCTTTGTGAGGTCCCCGACATCCAACCCTTTAGCCTGACGCCTGGGACATCCCAGGTGGTTTACGCGAACTGGCTCGACAGCATCGTGTCCTAATGTCTGAACACATCGCCACTTCCACCATGGCCATCCTGCCGTTGACGACGGTCGGAGTGAGCACGCTCATCGTGAACGTCATTCACGGTGCGGCCGACGAGCCAGGCGTGATCGACTGGGGCGTTGGCGTCTACGTTGACGGCGTTTTCTCGACGTCGTTGGTGCCGACTGTGGCGGGCTTGAACGTGTTCACGGTATCGCTCGGCGGCGGGACCCACTCGGTCGATCTGTGGAACTCGCTGACCGTGCGGCACCGCGGTGCATGCGTCTACTCGTATAGCGTCGATGCAGGGACTGCCACGATCAGGACGGTCACGCCGCCAACGCGTCGCATGGTGTTCTACACGGACTCAATCGGCGTCGGCGAGGTATCCGTACCCGCGACGCAGAAGTCATTCATCGCGCAGCTCCGCGGCGTCTATCCGGGACGGATCGCCATCTTCGGCTGGGGCTGGCACTCGCTCTTCGATGACACGGGGTCGGTGACCGCCGGCGGCCTGTACGGGTGCGGCGGGTTTCCGTCGTTGACGGCATGCGCGGCGGCGATCGTGGCCTATCTGCAGCGGGACAGCCCTGCAACGCGCGAGGTGATGTTGCTCATCGGCATCAACGACTGCACCCTGCAGTTGACCGATAGCCTCTTGGGATATTGGACGTCCACCGCATTCGGGACCGCTTATGGGCAGTTCCTCGATGCAATCCATGCTGCGGATGCCGGCGTGCGCATCTATGCCATCAGCCCGATCATCACGACGCAGGAAGCGACGGCGAACCGGTTTGGTGAGTTGCCGCCAGCCTACCGCGCGCAGGTGCTCGCGCAGGCCGCTACTCGAGCGTCGTTCGTTACGGGCGTGGACGGTACGACGCTTTGCAAGGCGTCCGGAATCGACTCCTTCCACCTGCACCCCACGAACACCGGTCATCAGGCGATCTTCGACGGGACCGGCTCGGCCGGCAACGGCAATAGCATGCGGGCGGTGTTGTCGGTATGAGCGCCGGCGCCACCATGGAAGGCACCGACCAGATCGCAGCCGCGATCCGCTCGAAGCTGCTCAAGACGAACGCGGCCATCGGCACGGTCACGATCGGCGTGGTGGCCGGCGGTCGTCGCGGATCGGCGAAGAACGCGCTGATCGCCCAGGTCCAGGCCGCGCGCCAGCGCAATCCCTGGTACCTCGACAAGGACACGATGACCGCGATCCGGTTCGTGCTCCGTGGCGCGGGCGGAGAGAACGCCGACCTCGGCGCCATCTTTCGCCAGATCGGATCGCTCATGGTCGACAGCGTTCGCCGGAACATCGGCGCCATGCGGAACGCGAACGGTTCGACGTTCGCCGAGCTGAGCGCGCGCTACGCGAATTTCAAACGCCGCAAATACGGTTTCATCCACCCGATCCTCCGGATGACGGGAGATCTCATGGATGGCCTGAAAGCGGTTGCCACGAAGCAGTAAATCTCCGGGCGTGGGTGGGTGTGGTGACCGTCAATTGACGAGGAGAAAGACACGATGCCGAACGAACCAAGACGACAAGTACAAGACATCTTCATGACCTGCGCTCAGCCGCAGTACAACAGCCCCCAGGAGTTGGTGCCGCGCGGGATCCCGATCTCGGGGATGACCACGACGACGTTCACCTCCGCGACCGTGACGTCGGCATTGGTGGGATGCATCGCGATGCCCGCCGACGGCCTGCGCGACTACCCGCGCATGGTGAAGTCGGTCAGCGGCACGACCGCGACCGTCGATAAGGCATGGAACAACACCACGGGCGTCACCAACATCCGGATCTGGCTGCCGCCCGACGTGCCCGCGCGCTCGACCGGCACGGGGACAACGACGGCGCTCACCAGTACGCCGCACGCGTCGATCACGAACGAGCCAAACAACTACTGGAATAGCACCACGAAGGGCTACTTCCTGCTCGGCTACACCGGCACGAACGCTGGCGGGGCCTATCGAATCAACACGTTCACCAGCGGGACCAGCGTATTCGATACGACCGGATTTCCGTTCACCGGTGCCCCGGCTGACGGCGATCTGTTCCTGCTGCGCAAGAGCTTGCGCCCCGAGGCGCCCCCGGAGATCGTCGTCAACCCGAAGACCGTCACGCGGCGAATCGTCGGGCAAAAGGACGCCGACGCCGCGGTGCCGGTGACGATCGAGGCGTCGGTGGCATTCTCGCTGCCGCAGCGCCCGATCTCCACGCCAGGGACAGGCGCGACGGTGTTTCCGACGGCACCGCTCGAAATCGGCGACCTCCTGCAGGACTTCATGACCGAGACGCTTTCGGCCGGCATGACGGGGTCGAGCCTGAGCGGAACGACGCTGAGCGTAGGCGGCGCGACCGCGCCCGTGGGATCGTTCGTTCTGGCTCACACCGGCGAAGCTGCTCAGCTCCTCGCGGTCTCGGGAAGCACCTACACGATCGGCACGGGCCAGATCAGCTCCGTTCCGTTCAACCTGATCACCACGGCGATGCAGGGGTCCGCCCACTATGTCATGAAGACGTCGGACTTTCGGAACCGACTCTTCGACATCTACCGCGGGCGAATCCACCGCCACCTGATCTGCGGATGCTTCCCAACGCTGGAGATCGAAATCACCCGCGACCAGGTCGTGAAGTTCAACTTCAAGTACACCGGCGACTCGGCGTTCGAGTACCCGGCGGCCGACCCGAACACGATCAGCACGAAGAAGATCCCGTTCGTCGACCAGACGGTGCCGTTCGACGGCAAGGCCGCGCGCTTCCTGCTCAACGGTGTGCGCGTGCTCTGCGGCGACATGAAGATCAACTTGGGGATCGCCCCAACGCCGCGCCCGTGCCTTCAGGGCGTCAACCAGATGGACGGCATGGCGGTGGACCTGACTCCGGTCACCTTCACGACCACGATCTTGGCCGACCAGGACGACGTCAGTGGGTTCGAGGCGCTGACCGACCGCCTGCGCGGCGGAGACGTGATCCAGATGCTCTACCAGAAGGGCAGTTCGGGGGGCCAGACGTTCGTGGTCGGAATGCCGGCCGCGCAGCTCACGAAGGCACAGTTCGTCTACACCAATGGGCAGGGCGAGTACCAGATCGAGGGCGTGTGTCAGCTGCCGGCGATCTCGGGGCTCGGCGACACGGTGCCCAGCTTTGCCTTGGGGTGGCTCTGAGCCATGGACATCCTTGGCATCATCGCGGCGCTCGCGCCCGACCACATCGCGCACGTCCCACACACGCAACTCGACGCGCCCGGCACCGACATTCAGGTCCAGTGCGCGTGCAGTGTGCGATTCACGTTCCTGGCGACTGAGATCGCGAAGCTTGAGCCGGCCGAGAAGGCGGCGATCGCGTTCACATCGGCTGCACCGGTAGCGGCTCCGACGCACGACGACGACCCGAAGGAGGCGGCGTAATGGCTCTCTCATTCGGATGGCGCGCCAACGACATCCGGGAATCGATCTGGAAGGACGACCAGGCGATCCCGCGATTGGCTGGCGGCAGCGCGCCCGACGTCCCGGCCGGCGTGCTCGCCTCCTGGCATGAGGACGGCGACGCCTCGCATCTGATGCCGTTCGCCACACTCGGGGCGCCGACGATCATCACGTTCCGCTCTCTCACGCCCGACGAGAAGCCGGTCATCCTCGCGCTCATGCAGGGCGCCGTGAACAAGGATGAGGGCGTCATGCGGGCGTTGCTCGCCTGCTTTCGGATCGGCGTCGACTTCAAGGGCGCTCCGGCGGCGGTCCCAGACACAGACGGTGTCGAGCACGCACTGTCTGGCAAAGAACGCGGGATCAGGATGCTCCCGCTCGGCTTCGTGGGGCACATGCAGGACAGCTATCCCGGCATGATCGAGTTCTATGGCGCCCTCGTCTTTCAGTCGTCATTCCTCGCGGAGATCGAAAAAAAAGCATCGTCGCCGCCGTCCATGCCGACGCCATCGTCGGGGGCGGACTCCACGGCGGACACTACGGCTCCGTCAGCCGATCCGGGGGCTGCGTCGGGTGCCCCGTGATGATGCGCGAGCAGTGGGCATGTCCAGACCTCGGCAAGAAGAAGCCTGAGGGACTCTTCAACCCGATCCCGGGCAGTCCGACAGACTTCGACGACTGCCCGGCCTATTACCTGCGCCAGGCCGCGCTGGAGATGCCGGCCGAGCACTTGATCGACGGGGTCACGCACCCGGCCGAACTGGTCGGCCAGTGGGCGTTCGAGATCGAGTCGGGCGCGCGCCAGATCGAAAGCCTATCATCGAAGGCGCTCGATGCCGTGCACCTCTGGTTCCGTGAGAAGCGGTCCCGCGAGATTCTCGAAGACGAACTGCGGAAGAAGAAGAGGCGCTGATGGCAACCGAAGATCAGATTCTCCTCAAGCTCGTCATAAAGGGAAGCGATCCGTCTGAGATAGAACAGCTGGCTCGATCTACGCAAGGGGAACTTAACGCGAAGATCAAAGCCTACCTCGATCAGCTTACGCAGTTCCATCAGCAGGCGAACGCCGCTCAGACGGCGGATGCAGTAGTAGCCGCTCAGCAGCAGATCGACGCGGTAGAAAAGCAGATCGACACGGTCAGCAAAGTCCAGCGCGCGAATGAGATTGCCGCGAACCGCTCAGAGAATGCGTGGAAGAGCACGCTCAGAGTAATGGAAAGCATTGCGGTCACCTGGGAGTTCACGCAATCACTGATCGAGGGTGGGATTGCTAAGTTTGGTGAATTGGGAGAGTCGATCGCCAGAGTGACGGAGGTGCACGAATCCCTCAAGGGCTCTATCGACAGCATGCGGGAAGCGTCGGCCGGCGAGATCAGCGATATGGATCTCATCCTGACCAAGAACCGCGCGATGGAGAAGGATCTAGAGCTATCGGATGCGCAATTCGCCGCCGTGACCGCCGGTGCTCACAACTACGCCAAGGCTCTCGGCGTTGACACGAAAGAGGCGCTCGACAAATTCATTGACGGCCTTGCGCAGGGGAACCTTAAGGCGCTGAAGCACGTGGGCATAATGGTCGACGCCGATACCGCATACAAGGAATATGCAAAGAGCATCGGTGTCGCGGCTGACCAACTCAGCGATCACGGCAAGAAAATAGCGATCGTTCAAGAGGCGCTCAGACTGAACGACAAGAAGCTTGCCGAGAGCAGCGACGCAGTAATCAACTTCGGCCATACCTGGAAGCAAACGGCCGCAATGCTCACGAATCTTTGGACCGAAATCCTGGAGTCGCTGGGCAAGATGATAATGATGGCGATCGAGGGTTTCACCATCGATCTTCCAGATGCCATCCGCCTAGCCATCGCAAAGATCAAAGATCTGATGCCTGGAAGCCACGGCGAGGCAGTCGCGGCCGTTGTCGCCCAGCACGATAAGAATCTTGCAGCCTTCTACAAGGACAATGCCGGCGAGAAAGAAGGAGAAGAGGCCCGCACGCGCCTGGCTGATGGCACCTCAGGCGACTATACGAAGGGCAGCCGAGCCGACTCCATCAATCAGAAAAAGGTCGAGGAGGACGCCAAGAAAGCGCAAGAAGAACTCGACAAGATCCAGAAGGTGATCGACTCGTTCGACAAGATGCTCCTCAAGGGCTCTGGGCTCGAGAAAGCCGGTGCCGACGCTGCCGACATTCTCCAGAGACGCCAGCAGACGCCAGATGAGAAGGCGCTCGGCTTCGGGTACGACGCCACGGCATCGCAGTTCGCTCAGTCGGGCCTGAACAACTCGACGGCACGCACGAAGGCTCTGCAGCAGGCCCAGAACGCGATGCAGGAGCGCATCGCGCGCTCCATGGAAGCGCCCAATGAGACCAACGATCTCTCCCGCGGCACCGACTCCAAGGGCGCCATGGACCGCATGGAGAAAACGCTCAAGGCGGCGCAGGAGCGTGTCGACGACCTCCGCAAGCGCGCCGGTGACGGCATCCTGTCGACGGCGCTGTTTGGCTCGGGCGGCCCCGGCGGGATCAAGGAGCAACTGCATACGTTCGCCCAGGACGCCGCCGATGCGCTCGGCATGGTCTCGGCCGCCGGGACCAAGATGGGCGAGGCGCTCGGCAGCGCGCTGGCAGCGTTCGTGTCGGGCGACAAGTCAAAGCGCGCGAGCTTGCGCCAGACGACCCACGACATCCTCGAAGCGCTCGCAACGCAAGCCTATTCTCGAGCCATCTTCGAGACCGCCGAGGGGCTTGCGTCGCTGGCGCTCGGGCCTATCGGGGGCGCGTCGGCCGGCCTGCACTTCGCTGCCGCCGGCATGTTCACGGCGGTCGGCACCGGCGCAGCTCTCACGGCCCGCGCGATCGGCACATCGGGCACTGGAGCAGCTGCAACGGGTGCGAGCACGGGAACCGCGTCGACCGGAACGTCGAGCGGCATCGCCACGACGACCAGCGGATCGGGCGGCTTCGGCTCCAACGGCGTCCGCTCGACACCAGTCGACAACAACCAGCCCATCAATCTGTACGTGAGTACGATGTTCGGCAGCGAGGCCGAGACGGGCCGCAACGTCAACAAGGTGCTCGCCGCCTATTACGCGCAAACCGGACAGGGCGTGCCGGCCGCGCAGGTGGCGGCGTAATGGCCACTCCGATCCCAGGCTTCGCCTCCCAGTACTACGCCGGCTCGACCGACACGCTGCAGGTCACCACGGGCACGCTGCAGACGCTCGCCAGCACGCGCTGGTACTACTTCGTCAGCAATCGAGCCGCGACGTCGAACGGACAGAGCCTGCTCAAGGCCGTGAAGGATCTGCTCGACGCCAGTCTCGCGGGCACCGCATGGACGGTCACGCTCGGCCTGTCTGGCGGACTCTACAAGGTCCAGATCAGCCACAACAATGGCTCGAGCCGAACCATCACGTGGGGCGCGGCGTTGCAGGCGACGCTGGGCTTCTCGGCGAGCTCCAAGGTGGTCGCCACCGCCACGACGGTCACCGCCGACTTCCCATCGCCGCTCTGGTGGACGCCCGACCAGGTCGTCAGCCTCACGGGCCCGGTGCTGTTCGATCCGTCGATCAACTTCGGCGTGCCATCCAGCGCCGGCGCCGCGCAGCGCTCGAGCGACATGACCGCGGCCTATGTGTCGAACGGCGTCCAGTACGACGCCGAGTACACGTTCAACGGGGTGCAGTACTACTACAAGATCCGCCCGCAGACCGGCCACACGAACGAAGACCTTGAGACCTGGTGGAACCACGGCCCGCAGCTCGGACGCCGTCTGCTCATGTGGCGCGACCGCGGCAACGCCATCGGCTCGAACGCGCCCAGCGAGGGCAGCGCGAGCCCATGGAACTATGTCGAGTACAACCCGCAGGCCGACCTCCGCGCGAACTTCCCAGCGACACCGACCGCGCCCCCGAAGCTGACGTTCTGGGACGTGACGCTGAAGTTCTGGGTGACCGAAAACATCGACACGCCGCTGACGGACTGACCCATGCCCACCGTCCAAACAAAAGTCACCGACTACCAGGACCTGGTCCCGTTCTTCTACCTGCGGATCACGGGGCTGCCGTTCTATGTGTTCGCGACGGTCAACCCGAGCGACTCGCGCTACGGCTCGTTCGCATGGAGCGCGCCCACCGGCTACCCGTCGACGTGGGCGCAGCGCGGGCTCGATCTGCCGGACGACACGATCGAGCAGAAGTTGCCCGACATCATCGGCGGCGTGGCGTCGCCCGGGCGATGCCGGCTCTCGGTGACGGACTTCGCCGATCCGACTCATCCCGGATTCGGGTACTTCTCGCGGCTGTTCGCGGCGGGGCGGACGCTGTCTGATTCGAGCATCCCGAACGGGTATCTGTCCGAGAGAGTGGTAGCTGTGCCAGCCGGTGCATCCACGGTATTCGTAGATGGCGCGAACGCGAGCTTTCCAAGCACCTCTGACATCTACATTGGCGCCGAAACGATCGGTATCAGCACCGCCAACAACATCAGCGGCGGATCATGGGCCCTCACGATCGCAGACCGCAACAAATACGTGTGCTTCGGCAACTCCGCAGACGGCGGCACGTACTGGCCGCCAACTCCCTACCACCGCACGGGCGTCAACAACGATGGAACGGCAGTCCTCGGCGCGGCTCCGATCGTCGCCGGCGACGTGATGGATGTTCTCGGGCGCACGGCCGCGCTTTGGATGGGCCACATGCGGCCCGACGGCAACCCCGAGCCGGAGAGCTCGTCGGCGTGTCTGCTTCTCGGGCGCGTGAGCGGTATCGAGATCGGCAAGGTCGGCGGGATGTTCGATATCACGATCGATTCGATCACGGCCGACCTCACGAAGGCGATCATCGCGCCCGATCTGCCGCACGCGACTATTGAGCCAGGGATATACGTCAGCGACGTGCCGTGGTGCTCGTTCTATCTCGGGATCGACATCGAGGGCACGAAGCTGGTATCGATCACCCCCGGCAACTACCAGCTCCAAGATCTCGCGAACGCGGTGACGGCCGCGATCGCCGCGCTCTTTACGCGGTACTACGTCACCTTGCAATTGGTGTCGACTGAAAACGGGACAGCGTTTCAGTTCGTGTCATCGCAGAACGGCAGTGGATTCTCGATCTCCAGTGTGCCCACGTCGGTTAGCAGCGGAGCCAACGCGGCCCCAGCCATGACGTCGCTCCTGTACGCGCTGGGATTCGACCCAACGACTGTGGCCATCTCGGCTCCAACTAGCGGGACATCCCTCATCAGCATCACCGCTCCACGCGGCGCCGCGACCGTGTTTATCCCTACGGGCAACCAGGGTACCGGGGCGCAAATAACGCTCCTCGAGCCCGATATCGCTGCCTACTTCTTCTCCAACCAGCAGGATGGGAGCGGAAGCGCGTGGGGCAAGCTCGGCGATGGGCAGATCGTCCAGGTAGCCGGTGGAGGCGCTGGAAACACCGTCTTCACCGGCAAGATCGCAGCGGGGACATCGGCTCTCACCGGCGCAGACGCCACCAGCCCGAACTTCGGAAAGTTCTATTATGTCGATCCCGGTCAGATCGCGACCATCGATCAGATCGTGATGTTCAACAGCCAGACGTTCCCGCTCGCGCCGTCGTTCACGCACTTCTTGGGTGGCTTACTGGCGTCGACGACGGGGCTCGCCACTGACAACGATCTCAACCTCTACCCCGAGGGCGTCGGGCTCGGCTGGGTCGATCTGATGACGGCATCGGATTGGGCAATCGCCGATGAGTCCGGCGTGCCGCGCGTCGCGTACATCGACGCGAGCACCACGTTCGCGTCGATCTTCACGCCTTACGCACGAGAGCACGGTCTGTTCATCATGTGGGACCCATCGGGCGGAAGGATCCGCCTTCGACGCTTCCAGATCCCAACGCAAGCTGGTGCGTCGGCGAGCGGGACGACGAATGTCGTGTTCACCGAGAGCAACCGCGCGAAGGAAAGCGACCGCACCTCGCAGCGAAGCGATCGCTCGAGCCTACGAACGAGCTGGAAGATTCAGCCAGCGTTCTCGCCGGGCGCGATTCTTGGCGGTTGGCGCGGCACATCGGCAAACATCGGCGGCGTCGGCGTGAATAAGCCTCAGCCCGTCGTCATCGTCGACGTCCGTGCGCGTTCGATGTATCCGAATGATGCGCGCCAGGAAGAGATCGATGACCCCACGCTGATGGCGTCAGCGACTCTCGGCGACACGATCAGCCAGCTGATCCGCCTCTACGGCTCACCGTGGACGCTATGTCAGCGCTCGATGAACAAGCGCGGAATGCTGCTCGCCCCCGGCACGATCCACCAGATCGTCGACAACACGATGGTCAACCCATTCACCGGCGCCACCGGCATCACGAGCAACGCCGCGGTCTATTGCTTCCTGAGCCGCGTCGCGATGAACCCGTCGACCGGCGATGTGACGATCGAGTTCATGATCAACAGCAGCAGCGACCAAAGCCTTTATCGGCAGTGGTCTCCGTCGGCGTTGGTCGACTTCAATCTCAACACCGGCGGCTACACGCACGGCTACAACTCGGGCACGAAGCAGCTCTCGACGGTGCAGCACTACGGCGCCAGCGCGAGCGGAGACGGTGCAGACTTCGCCATCGGCGATACGATCCGCATCATCCAACGCGACAATAGCCAGGCGCCGATCACCGAGAAGACTGACACCGTCGCCGGCGTCAGCGGCGGCGTCCTCACGCTGACTACCGGTGTATCCGCGCTCGCGACTGACAGCGAGAGCGTGGTGATCTTGCAGAAGTACAACAGTGCGACGGCAACCAGGCAGAACGGCGCAACGCGCGTATCCTGGCAGGGAGACGGCAGCACGCGTACGATTCAGGGCAACGCGACCGTGCGTTTGAATAGGTACGCCTGATGTCTAAGACGTTCACAGAGCAGACGAGCGTCATCTCGGCGAACGTCGATGCCGACGGCGATGGGATGCACACCCTACTTCCGTACGACCTCGTGCGCTCACTGAACAATCTCGGCAGCTATGTCAACCCGCACGTGCATTACGCGCAGAGCGGCAGCTTCGATCCGGTGTCCAACGCCACGGGCAAGGTCAGCGTATCTTACACGGGCGCGTCAAGCGCGAGGTTCATGCTGCAGATTCCGCTGCTCGTCCCGCTGTGGGCCGCGCGCATGGTCTGGGTGGTGGGTGCACGCGGCATGGGCGCGACGACACTCAATTCGATCACGGTTCACCTGTCGAAGACGCCTTACACTGGGCCCGACGGAAACGCCTCCGCGTTCAACGCTGCCGGGGTCACGGCCTCGACGAATTCTCCTCGCTCCGTATCCATGAGTTCGCTCACGGGAGGCGCTTACGAACTTGCCGATGACAGTACGACGGGATTCGCGATCGACTCCACCGCGTACCAGCTGATCGACACGAACGGCGACTCAAAAACCAAGGGTCTCGCCTACGCGATCGTGCTTGCCACCGGCGGCGTGAACGCATCGGTCGAGGTCGATGACTGCGTGTTCTGGTTTCTGCCATCATGAGCACCAAGACTGTTGTCAATGGAGGCCATCCGCCGATCTTCCTCGACGACAACGAGAGGGCGGCGGCTGTGAATGGGCAGCCAGCGACGGCCGCCCTTATCACGAAAGAGATCGCGCTCCTCAATCAGATCGCGCACTCAGGACGCCCGATCTTCAGTTGGTATGGCGCCAACGCGCAGGTGCAGCCCCCGCTCGTCGATCACACGAGCACATATCGCACGGTCTACCTCGCCGCCAATCTCGGCGCCGCGGCAGAGGGCGGCCTGATGATGGGGATGCAGCACGACGAGGCCAGTCCGCCGGGGTTCCAGACCGGCCAAGGCTTCCGCGTGCGCGTCGGCGGCACCGACTACAACACGTTTTGGAGCTACTCGACATCGCCAGCGACGACGTGGCCCGGCGACATGCGGACGTTTCGACTCTCCTCCAATTTCGGCACGAGCACGATCCCGACGGAGCTCACGATTGGCAGCGTGACCAGCGACTTCCCTCAGCCGAAAGCGGGAACGTACTGGCAAAACCCCGAGAATCTGATCGACCCGGCATCGCAGGGCTACGTCGGATTGCAGGATGTGCACGCGGCAGGAGATATCGTCGGCGTGAATACTGGCAGCGCACAGCAGAGCCTCTCGACGCTCGTCAGCGTGTTTCGCGATACCTGGTTTCACCAGCGCACGCAAATCGGCTGGTCGCTTGAGTGTCCTGGACAGTTTTCGTCGCTCAAACGCGCGGCGAATTTCTCGACCTCACCGCAGCAGCTCAGGTTCATCTTCGATCAGAGCTACGGCGTTGGCGGAAACACGTTCGTCAACGGCGGCCCGGGGATTACGCTTCCGCTCGCGAACGCCGCTGCTGGTCTTCGGACCGCCATCCGCGTCTACGTGTTCGTGTGGGCCGCGATGTCGGGAGGAACGGACACGGGCAGTCTCGGCGTCTCGAACAAGACGGCGCACAACACCGTCGCTGGTACGCCGGTCGCATTGACGAATCCCGTGACGATCACCACCGGCGCGTTCCAATGGTACCCGACTCTCGCGACCTGGACGCCAGCGACAGGGATGTACTTCAACGGCTTCACGGGTGATGCCTACGATCGAATTGCTCTCTGCGCGAAGAGCTCGGGGGCGACCGATACCGTTGTGATCGGAGCCTTCGCCCTAATCGTTATGCCTGCCACGAGCTAGGGCGCGCGCCAAGCCGGGTCGAAATCGGCCGCCTGGTGAAACGGGCCGCCCCATGTGCTGATGGTCCCAACGTGCTGCACGAGCGATGGCGTGTGCAGGTAGACGGGGCCGAGGCGCGCCGCTAGCCGCGGCATGCGGGTGTCGATCGCGCCGTCCTCATCGTTCCAGTGGGTCAGGACGTGCGCTGCCATCGGCGGCGATATGACGATCCCCTGCGCGCCCCAGAGGCCGAATGGGTCGACCGCGACCCACGCCGGCCCTGCGGCGAGACGGGTCGGAGACGACGCGCCGTAGAGGTAGCCCAGGAGCGCGGGCGCGCCGATCGGCTCCCAGCGCTCGAGGTTGTGGCGGAGGTGCACGCTGACCATCACGTCGTCCTCGAGGATCAGCGAGACGGTGCGGTCGAGCGCCGCCGCCGCCAGCGCGGCGCGCCACGTGGCGTCTATTCGATCGACCCGCAGGCCGGCGCGGCCGTCGTCGAGGTGAATGATCGGCTCGCCCTCCCAGTCCGAGCTGGCGAGCTGCTCAATGGTCGCGGCGCAGCTGGCGGCACGCGCGGGGCAGGTGACGATCCGTGCGATCACTTCTCGTGACAGAGCGTCGAATCGCAGGGATTTAATGGGCAGAAAATATCATGAGGAAGTCCGTCGACGGGCGCGCCATTGATGATCGACCAAGGAAGACGGATGGCGCACCCGGTTTCCGGGACCGGCCAGCCTGGACACGAGTAGCACTGGGTCCCGTTGGTGTTGAATGTCGGGCGGTTTCCGCCGCCGAGGTCGCAGGCGTATAAACCGTTATCTGTCGTTGGCGGCTGGTCACACGTCGGTGCCGGGTCCGGCACATAGTCGGCCCCGCCGACGCCGCCGCCCGCACCCGCCGCGCCGGCTGTGCCGTCCATCCCCGCCGCTCCGGTCGCCCCTGCCGCGCCGCGCACGTCGGGGCTGTTCGGCATCTCGCCCGCGTCGCAGGCCGAGACCGCGAGGCACGCCATGAGCGCCAGCGCCGCCAGGGGCTTCACTTCGCGGCTCCAGTGGCGCTGCCGGACGTCTTGGCGGCGGCGCCGGCCGCCGCGCCCGCGGCTGCCGCTGCTTCCGCTCCAGACGGCCTCGGCGGCACCTCCTCGGTCTCCGTGGACTCGTCGGCGATGAACTTGGCCGGCTGCACCATGGCCGGGGGGCATCCGTTGGCGACCAGCCATTCTTTGCGCGCGCGGGCCGTCGGCTGGGCGGAATAGGTCTTCTCGCCTCCAGCGACGCACATGAACTCCGCGATGTCGGTCATTCCGAGGCATCCGATCGCCGGCTCTATCGGGCGGGTGCAGCGCTTGAACGTGTTCTGGTCGGCCTCCGGTAGTCTCGCGAACCCGCCGGTGTCCGCAACGCAGCCAGACACAAGCGCAGCGGCCAGCACCACAACCGCTGCCAGCTTGCGCGGGAACGCCCGCAGCTTCGCCACGGCGTTCGCCCCCATGCCCAGGCGCTTGCCCTCCGCCTCGAGCTCGGCGCGCTGCTCAGCGCTCACCCGGTACGCAACCTGCTGGGTGGTCTTGGAGCGGGTCGTCACCGGCCGGCCGCCGCGGTTCGTCTTCGTTGTGCCCATGAGAGATAGTGTAAACACCAACCGGCGAAGCTGTCTCGGGGAAAGCGACGTGATGCGCGCCCGTTCAGTGGTTTTCTAACGCGTCCCGGCTTTGCGGAGCCCGTTGACATCCGCGGCCGACAAGGACAGGCGGTCAAGGGACATGGGCGTTTTGCTTGACGTTTCGCGCGGACTTGGGCAGGGCGTGGACAGGTGACCGACCAGGCCACCCAGGAACGCACGCTCGGCATCGACGTGAACCATTACAACGGCGACGTCGATTGGGACGCGGTCGCTCGCTCGAACGTGCGGTTCGCCTACTGCAAGGCAACCGAGGCCGTGACCGCCGTCGATCCATCCTTCGAGGGACATTGGGCCGCGCTCGAGGCCACGCCGCTGCTCCGGGGGGCATATCACTTTGCCCGTCCAGGCGGGCGGGCGCTCGGCGCGCAGATGCAGGCCGAGCACTTCGCGTCGATCGTTGGCGATCTGACGGGCCCGCGCGTTCTCCCGCCGGCGCTCGACATCGAGGTCGATGGCGGCCAGACCCCGGGCGCGGTGGTCGAGTGGGTGCGCGAGTTCGTCTCACGTGCCGAGGCGCTGCTCAAGCGCGAGCTCGTCATCTACACCGGCCGCCTCTGGCGCGAGACGCTGGGCAACCCCGTCGTGCCCGAGCTCGGGACGCGGATGCTCTGGACCGCACGCTACGGCGACCAGGAGCCGGTTGTTCCGCGCACCTGGTCGCGCTGGGACTTCTGGCAGTTCACCGACGGAGTCCACGGCGAGGTGCAGGCGATCCCGGGCGTGAAAGGCCCGTGCGATTGCGATCGCTTCCGCGGCAGCTTCGCCGAGCTTCAAGCGCTGACCCCTTGATGAAAGGTTCCACATGAAACCATCAGTTGGCCGAATCGTTCACTACATGCTCAACGAGACCGATGCCGAGCAGATCAACCGGCGCCGCACGTCGAGTCAGGAAATCTCGACGCGCATTGAAGCCGAAAAGTGGCCGCTAGGAGCGCAGGCGCACATCGGCAATGCAGCGCGCGCTGGCGATGTATGCCCGATGCTGATCGTCCGCGTCTGGGGCAATGACGACGTCTCGGCCGTCCAGGGCCAGGTCTTCCTCGACGGCAATGACACGTTCTGGGCGACCAGCCGCACGCAGGTCGTCGAGGATTCAGTCGACAAGCAAGGCCACTGGTTCGCGCCCCCGAGGGTCGCGTGAAAGCCTCCGTCCGTCTTCTCGTCATCGGCGCGCTTCTCGGCGGCGGCTACCTCCTCGCCACGCTCGCGAGCTGCGCGACCACCTCGAAAGTCACCGCGCCGGTCATCGCCACGGTCAAGGACTGCGCCGACAAGGTCACGCACGCGGTGACCACGGGCATCCTCGACGACGTGTCGGCGGTGCTGATCTGCGACGCAGGCAGCGCGGTCAACCTCCCGGCGTGCGTGATCGCTCAGCTGGCGACGATCGCCGCGAAGGCTGGCTGGGCGGCGGTGGACTGTGCGCTGCTCGAGATCCAAGCGAAGGCGTCGTCGAACTTCGCGGCGAGCTCGGACAGCACAGAGGCGCTCCGCATGCACCGCGCAGCCGCGGCGATGGCTTGGCGCGACACGGCGGACGGCGGCGCGCTGTGAAGGCGAAATTTACCGGGGTCTACGGTGCGATAGAGGCAGAAGGCACGCCTGAAGAATTGGCCCGGTTTGCGGCGGCGCAGAATCAGCTGAGCACGCCATTCGTCTCCGGCTTCATTGTTCCGACGAGCGCGTGCGCACACGACTTCGACACGGTCAGTTCACTGCCGTCCTGCAGGAAATGCGGTGCGATCCGGCCGAGCTTCACGATTACGACTGCCGGCATGGCGACGAACCAATGACCGTCGTAGCGATCGTCAATCGCTCGCCGGCTGACGACACCGATGTCGCGTTCTGGGCTGAGGCTTGCAACCAGCAGGCGCGCGAGATCGCGGCCGCACACGGCGCGCTCTACACGCCCGTCGTGTTCCTGTCATCGTCCGACAACCTCCCGGCCGATGCGC